AGGGGTAGGTACTGTGGTGGTGAAATAATCGCTCGTATGTGAGTTTAGTGGGCAGTGGTAAGTTGTTGATTAGTAACGCTGTGCAATGAGCACTACATTTCAATAATAATTGAAGTGTTGTAGTGTTACTAGTAACAGGTGAACACCGATGCTGCTGCAAGCAGCCATCACTCACCCTTTGGGGGGAGGGATGTAGCCCCCGTAGGGGGATAGAGGTGTGTAAGTGTTAAGGGTAGGGGGGGAGCAATGTTGTAAATACATATATATTCTTATGACAGCTTACAACACTGCTATATGTTTTATAACATAGGGGGCTACACTATAGATGTTATAGCTACTGTTTGTTGTAGTAGCATATAAACAACACTAACATCAACAACAACATAGACAACAGACACTACTCTATACATATAATGTTACTAATAACAATAACAACATAGAACATAAACAGGGATGTTCCTCTCTCTTCCAACAAGGAAGAGAGAGATATAAAGATAAAGAGAACAAGGCTGTTTAGAGGGAAGAAGCCAGTAGGCTTCTATCCCTCTTCTCTCAATTACGCCGTAGGCACAATAATGAACCCGGACTGTACATTCGTACAGTATTGTGCTCCTTCAAGCTAGTGATATAGTCCACTCCCAACTAGCAAGTTAGGAGCAAGACATGTCAGCATTAGGTGTTCTACGTAAACCAAAGCCTACTAGCAAGAAGCACAAGACTGCTCATTGGACACAACAGCAGAGACTTCAAGCTGTCAGTACTTACCTGATGCTAGGTAACATGGTTGAGACTGCTGCTGTGACTGGCATCTCAATCAACACCCTCAATACGTGGAGATACCAAGACTGGTTCAAAGAGTTCTCATTGAAGCTTCAAGCAGAAGATGTTCAAGAGATGGACTCCAATATGAGAAGGATTGTTGGTAAGGCTCTCAAGGCTGTAGAAGACAGGATTGACTTGGGAGATGCACAGTACGACCAACGTACAGGGGGCATCGTAAGGGTACCTGTCAAGGCTCATGTTGCGTTAAAGATCTCTACAGAGTTGCTTACCAAGAGGGAGAAGCTCAATGACAGACCGATCAAACAAGAGATTGAAAAGACCATTGATGACCGTTTAGCCAAGCTCTCGGAAGAGTTTGCTAGGTTTGCTTCAATGAAGGTCATTGACGTACAAGGCAACGTAGTTGCCGATAAATGAGCAAGCTCAACGCAAGTGTTATGGAAGGATTCGTTAACACGGTCCTACGGAAGAACTTTGATAAGCCTGCTGAGACTCCTCAATTCCACAGAGAGATCTGGGAACTTGTTACTAGTAACAGCAAACAGGTAGCCATTGCAGCACCTCGGTACCATGCCAAATCCACAGCAGTTACCCATGCCTACACACTTGCTTCAGTCCTCTTCAGGGAGAGTAGGTACGTCCTTATTGTTTCAGACACGGTTACTCAGGCTGTACAGTTCCTTGGTGACATCAAGAAGGAACTCCTTGAGAACGAAGACCTCCGTGCCTTCTTCTCCGTATCAAGTTTCCCGAAAGATACAGAGGACGATCTCATTGTTGAGATGGAAGACAAGCACACCTTTCGGATACAGGCTAAGGGCAGTGAACAAAAGCTGCGGGGTTTGAAGTGGGCTAACCTTCGTCCTGATCTTGTCATTGGTGATGACATGGAGAATGATGAGATCGTTATGAACAAGGACCGTAGGCTTAAGTTCAAACGTTGGTTCTATGGTGCTCTCATCCCTTGTGTCTCTTCTTCAGGGAAGATCCGCATAGTCGGAACCATCCTCCACTTGGACAGCTTGTTAGAGAACTTGATGCCATCTTCTCTGCTTACCTCTTCCAAAGGTAATGGCAAGATAGCCCTCATCCAAGAGGATCTCAAAGAGTGGACAAGGATGAAGTTGTCTTGGAGGTCTATCAAGTACCGTGCTCATACCGATGACTTCAAGTTGCTCTTGTGGCCTGAGATGAAGTCTGCGGAGGAGTACAGGCTACAAAAGGATGATTACGTCAGACAAGGTTTAGCTGATGTTTACTCCCAAGAGATGTTAAACATCCCTCTCGACATCACAGACACCTTCTTCAAGAAGGAAGACTTTATCCCAATGAAGCAAGAGGATCACAAGAGGAACATGATGTTCTATGTGACTTGTGACTTGGCAGTATCAACCTCCAACAAAGCAGACTATTCTGCCTTTACTGTTGGTGGTATGGACGAAGAAGGCAAGCTCTATTGCAAACATGTCATCAAGGCACGTATGGACGCTTTAGAGATTGTCGATACAATCTTTATGCTGCAAAAGGTTTATAAGCCCGTACTCTTTGGGTTTGAGCAAGGAACCATTACGAAAGCTATAGGACCATATCTCAATGAGGCAATGCTCAAGAGGGGTGTGTTCATCTCCATGTCTATGCTCAAGCCTAGTGGAGACAAACTAACTCGTGCTAGAAGCATTCAAGCTCGTATGAGAAGTGGTGCTTGCAAGTTCGATAAGGATGCGGAATGGTACCAAGGCTTTGAAGATGAGCTTCTCAGATTCCCTAGAGATAAACATGATGACCAAGTAGATGCTTGGAGCTATCTTGGACTCATGCTCGATCAGATGTGGGAAGCACCAACCGACAAAGAAATTGAACTTGAAGAGTACGAGGCTTTTAAACGAGACAACCAGATGCAAGATGAAGGTCGTTCACTAACCTGTGGGTATTGATTATGCTAAACCTCAAAGAGAAGTTTAAGTTGGAAGAGTTGGTCTTTGAGACCAACATTGCCAAGATCATGTGCAAGGAGGACCTTAATGCCATTGGTTCTCAAGTTGTCAGGGACTATGACAATGATCTTCTCTCAAGGTCTTCATGGGAAAAGAGAACCGAAGCCTCATTGAAGTTAGCTCTTCAGGTAGCCGAGACCAAGAACTTTCCTTGGCCCAATGCTTCCAATGTCAAGTTCCCCCTTATCACTATTGCTGCACTGCAATACCATGCTCGTAGCTACCCTGTCCTGATTGACTCCGATCTTCCTGTCAAATGTCGTGTGATTGGTGCTGACAAGGAAGGTTTGCGTAAACTTCGTGCAGAGCGTGTTGAAACACACATGAGCTACCAACTCCTAGAGGAAGACGAGGATTGGGAATCTGAGATGGATAAGGTTCTCATCACACAGCCTATCGTTGGTTGTGCTTTCAAGAAGACCTACTTTGATCCAATCAAGAAGCACAATGTCTCTGAGAACGTTCTAGCTAAGGACTTGGTTGTTAACTATTGGACCAAGAGCTTAGAGACTGCACCTCGTATTACCCATGTCCTTCAGATGTCCACCAATGAGATCTATGAGCGTACTGCTCGTGGTTTATGGGTGGAAGGCATTCAAGAGGGCAGACAACAACAAGCAGCTTCTATCCTAGCGACTAGTGGCTTACAAACAGCACAAGACAAGGCACAAGGTCTTTCTCCTCCAGAACCAAACGACTCTAGCACTCCCATTGAGATCCTAGAGCAACACTGCTCAATAGACTTGGATGATGATGGCTATGAAGAGCCTTACATTGTCTATGTACGCAAAGACAACAAGAAGGTAGCTCGTATTGTTGCTAGGTTCATTGACATTGACATTGACAGAGATGACAAGGGAGTTGTCCTCTCAATCAAAGCGGAGCAGTACTTCACCAAGTACCCATTCATTCCTTCTCCTGATGGTGGCTTCTATGACTTGGGTTTTGGTATGTTGCTTGGTCCTCTTAATGAGTCTATCAATACGATCATCAATCAACTGGTTGATGCTGGAACTATGGCTAATACGGCGGGAGGTTTCCTTAGCCGTGGCATCAAGCTTCGTGGTGGTAATTACACTTTCAATCCTATGGAGTGGAAGCATGTGGATACCACAGGTGATGACCTCCGTAAAGGCATCGTTCCACTTCCTGTACGTGAACCTAGTCAGGTACTATTTACCCTCTTGAATCTTCTGATCAACTACGGTGAGAGGGTAGGTGGCTCCGTAGACATCCTTACTGGTCAGAACCCCGGACAGAACACTCCTGCCGAGACTACCCGCACTATGGCAGAGCAGGGTATGAAGATCTTCAATGGGATCTTCAAGCGTACCTACCGTTCTCTCAAGCAAGAGTTCCGTAAGCTTTACCGCTTGAATCAGATCTTCATTACCGAGAACACCGAGTACGTAACCAACGCTGAAGGTGAAGGTATGGTCTTGGCTATTGACTATGAAGGTCCTGTCACTGATGTCATGCCAACTGCTGACCCAAGTATCACCTCTGATGCTCAACGTTCTAGGCAAGCCATGATCGTTGCTGACCGTACTGCCAATACTCCGGGCTTGTACAACCGATACGAAGCTGAGAGGATGATCCTCAAAGCTGCCAAGATTCCTGACATTGACAAGGTGCTTCCAGATCCGAAGAGTCCGAATGCTGTTCAACCTCCTCCAAATCCGAAGCTACAGATTGAGCAGATGAAGATGCAAGCCAAGCAAGCTTCTGATCAGCTTGACATGAAGCTTGGTCTGTTGGAACTAATGAGTAAGGTTGAACTACAACAAGCTCAGATCAAGAAGCTAGAAGCAGAGGCAGAAGCAATCAAGATTGGTGTTATTACCGAAGGTGAACAGATGCGCCTCAACAAGATCAATACGGAGATCGCTATGCAGCGTGAGCGCCGTGATGGTGTCTTGAGTTCCATACAGACCATGAACAGTGTGTATGAGACCATGATGAAAGGCCAACAGATGCAGATAGATGCAAAGGAGGCCAGTAGTGCAACTAAACCTTAAGGAGTAAGTATGGCAATTGAGATAGCGACAGAGGAAGCGTTTGAAGAGTGGAAGTACCACCCAATAACTCAGCGTCTTATGAAGATGCTCTTCTCGGATAGAGAAGCTATGAAGGAGGGGATTGTGAACAACGTCTTTGAGAACGCAGAAGAGGTTAAGGGTCGTTGTCGAGCCTTGGCTATCCTGTTGAACTTGGAGTACTCTGACTTGGTTTCAATAGAGAGAGGTGATTCTTATGAGCAATGAATCAGGCATTAACCCTGTTGGTTGGAGAATCTTGATCAAGCCAAAGGAGATCATGGAGAAGTCTGCTGGTGGCATTATCTTGGCTACCGAGTCCACTAAGGAACGAGAGCAGATGGCTAACACTACAGGAGTTGTCATAGCAATGGGAGACCAATGCTACCAAGACGAATCTACCCCGTGGTGTGTTGTTGGGGACAAAGTTATCTTTGCAAAGTACGCTGGGCTACTCTATACGGGTGGAGATGGTGAGAAGTATCGCATTGTCAACGACAAAGACATTGTTGGAACACTAGATGCTTCTGTAGACCTAGTTGATCCGTACCTAGCTAGGGGGCAATGATGTCTGAGACTCCAGAACGTAAAGCCTACATTAAAGAGTGGCAGGCTAGAAACAAAGACAGATGCCTAGAAACTAACAGAGCTTGGAAGCAACGTAACAAAGAGCATTGCCAAGCATACTTCAAAGAGTGGGCCAAAAGTAATCCAGAGGTATTTGCTGCTTCTCATGTTAAGGCGACAGAATCCTACCGTAAAAGGAATACTGCTGCCTACTCTGCCTATGCTGCTAAACGTAGAGCATTGGAACTAAAGGCTACTCCTAATTGGGCTAACCTTGCTGCGATTGAGATTGAGTACAAGTTGTCTGCTTGGTGCTCTAGTGTGATGGGACAACAGTACCATGTTGACCACATCATCCCACTCAAAGGAAAAAACGTTTGTGGATTACACGTAGAGAGCAACCTACAAGTGATTCCTGCTAGAGTAAATCAAAGCAAACACAACAAGTTTGTTGCTGCATAAGGAGATAGACATGGCTGACACACAAACAGATGTTACTAGTAACGAAACACCCCCAGAGGTCCTGCATGAAGCAGAGTCTCAAGGCTGGGTGCCAAAGGATCGTTATCGAGGTAACGAAAAGGATTGGGTAGACGCAGAGACCTTCGTTAAGCGTGGTCGTGAGATCCTTCCAATCCTCAAAAAGAACAATGAGAACCTAGTCCGTGATTTGAATCAGACTAGGGAACAACTCAAAGAATTTCGTGAAGCTGCGGAAGAGTTCAAGAAGTTCCAGCGTGAGTCTTACGAACGTAAGGCAGCAGACTTTGAGGCTCAGATCAAAGCAATCAAGGAGAGCCGTGCTCAAGCCATTAGTGATGGTGATGGGCAAAAGGTCAATGCCTTGGATGATGCCCTCGACACAGCCAAAGACAATCTCAAGGAAGCTAAACAAGCCGTTAAGGATGTTGTTAGCACTCCTGTTGTTGAAGCTCCTTCTTCGGCTAATCTTGATCCAAACTTACAAACGTGGCTAAATAGCAACGATTGGTTTGGGGTTGATAAGCGCATGACAGGCATTGCCAATGGCATTGGTGAGAGCCTTCGCATTGAGTTTCCAATGCTCAAAGGACAGGCTTTCTTGGAAAAACTTGATGAGGTTCTGGCAGAAGAGTTCCCCAACAAGTTTGGCAAAACAACCAAACGGGCTGCTGGTTCACCTGTTGAATCTGGTTCTGGAAGACAAGGCCGTGGTAGCTCTAGCTCCAAGTCTTACGACAACCTTCCCTCTGACGCTAAAGCAGCTTGCGATAAATTCGTTCGTCAAAAACTAATGACCAAAGATGAGTACGTGCAAGCGTATGACTGGTCTTAACTTAAAGGAAACATCATGCCAAGAGCACTTACCGAGATGGAAAAGAGGGATCGTATGTACGAAAAGATTGAGGAACGCAAGGCTGCTTTGGTCTCTGGACCCCCTGCTGCTGACGGAGCTACCCGCAAGCGTAGGAACATCTTTAATGGCACCGAATTAAAATTAGGTGTACGAGAACAGATTCCGGGGTATCATCTGCACATCTTTACGGATACGGGAACTCGTGTCCAAGAAGCCATTGATGGTGGATGGGAGTTTGTTACCCCTTCTGAAATCGGTGGGATTAGTGAGAATGTGGTCAGTCGTAATGGCGACCTAGGAGAAAGAATCAGGTACCTTGTTAACCCCCGTACTGGTGAAGGTACGGACAAGTTCGGATACTTGATGAAGATTCGGCAAGAGTGGTACGAGGAAGATCAAGCTGAACTTCAAGTTAAGAACAGTCAGGTTGATGCAGCTATCAAGCGTGGCAAGATTACTGGGGAAAACCCTAGCTTCTATGTCCCGAAGGGCGGCATTAGCATGAAACAAACGTAATCTTTCTTAGGAGTTTTTTATGGCACTGATCAATAAGCCTTCTGGCTTTAGCCCCGTACGCAGTCTATTGGCTGGTGGGTTCAATGAACAAGGGACGTTGTACGCCATCCCTACCGCCGACACAACTAACAGCTATGCTATTGGTGATGTCGTTATGTCCCGTGCTAGTTCTGATGCTAACGGTATCCGTTACGTTCAGAAGTGGGGCGGTGCAACCACTACCTCTGCTTTGCCTCTCGGTATCATTGTTGGTATCCGTGTAGCTGATCCGGGCGTTAGCTTGGTTGGTACTGCTCTATCATTAGAACAAACATACATTGCCGCAGGCACTCGTACTAACGTACGTTACGTCTACGTTGTGGATGATCCGTTTGTTGTATTTGAAGCCCAGTTCGACTCTACAGGTCCCACTCAAGCCCAGTTGTCTTTGAATGCTGCCGTGACTATCTCGGCTGCTAATCAGACTTCTTTGGCTCCAAGTGCTCCGTTCTCGGACATGGTGCTCACTGGTCCTGCTGTGACCGCTACTTTGCCAATCCGTATGTTGGGTGCTTCACAGCGTCCTGAAAACGTGCTGAATGGTTCTTCCGCTACTCCTTACATTCGTGTTCTGTGCAAATGGAACTACCACGAATACGGGGTTATCGGTTCTGCCTCTGGCACTGTTGTCAACTACCTCGCTGTTTAAGGAGAACATATCATGGCAGGCGTAATCACAACCGCATCGCATCCCAAGGCACTATGGCCCGGTATCAAGGCTTGGTGGGGACAGACCTACAATGAACATCCTGAAGAGTACTGCGACATCTTTGATAAAGATACTTCTACGCAGAACTACGAAGAAGATGTTCAACTGTCTGGGTTTGGTCTTGCACCAATCAAGTCCGAAGGTGCTGGCATAGCATACGACTCGGAAATCCAAGGCTTCGTTACTCGGTACACCCACGTTGCTTACGCAATGGGGTACATCGTGACCAAAGAAGAGATGGATGACAACCTGTATGAACAGGTCTCCAAGAAACGTGCTGCTGCATTGGCAATGTCTTTCCGTCAAACGAAAGAGAACGTTGCAGCTAACATCTACAACCGTGCTTTTAATGCTACCTACCTTGGTGGTGATGGTGTGCCTTTGGCTTCCACTGCTCACCCCAACACCTCTGGTGGTACATGGGCTAACAAGCCTGCGGTAGATGTGGACTTGTCTGAAGCTGCTTTGGAAGATGCAGTGATCGCAATCATGGGTCTCCAAAATGACCGTGGTTTGTTGGTTGCTATCCAACCAAATAGCTTGCACATTGCTCGTCAAGAGTTGTTCAATGCCCAACGCATTCTGCACAGCACTTACCAGACTGGCAATGCCAACAATGACATTAACGTTATCAAGTCAGGTAACTACCTGCCGGGTGGCTTTAAGGTCAACCACTACTTCACAAGCCCCCACGCTTGGTTTATCCGTAACACCATCCCCGGTGGTACTGGTATGAAGTACTACGAACGTCATGCCATTGCCTTTGACCAAGACAATGACTTCGACACAATGAACGCCAAGGCCAAAGGCTACGAGCGTTACTCATTCGGCTGGAGTGATCCTCGCGCTGTTTGGGGGGTGAATGGACCGTGACGGTATAGGGACAACACAACCCTAAATAGTGCTTGACACTAAAGAACCTCCTAGCTAGACTTAGGTCTCCTAGGAGGTATTTTTATGTCTAAAAAGGCTGGTAAAGAGAAACATCCTTTGTTTAACTCATGGTCCCACTACAAACGTAAAGGGTACCTAACAGATAGGTGGAAAGACTTCTATCTGTTTGTAGAGGACGTTGGTGAGAGACAAGAGGACCACAGGCTAGTCATCACATGGGATGATAGAGGCATGTCTTGGAAGTGGGTTGAAGTAAAACAGAAACTCATGGACTATGAAAGTAAAACTGCTTATCAGAGAGAGTACATGAGGCGTAACCCAGATAAGCAAAAGAGTGCTGACCTCAAAAAGCATTTTGGAATAACGCTTGAAGAGTACCGGGGCAAACAAAAAAAGCAGGGTAATGTGTGTGCCATCTGTGGAAACCCAGAGTGGACTATGGACAATAGGCTACAACGACCTCGTGAGCTATCTGTAGACCACAACCACAAAACACGACAGATCCGAGGCCTCTTGTGTCGAGGATGCAACCAAGGCATCGGTAACTTCCAAGAAGATTTACAGCGGCTCAAAAAGGCTGTACATTACCTAGAATCCTTTGAGGTCTCTAAGGATGTTATTAGTAACATGGAGAATGTTCCACATGAAACAATTTAAGGAGAGCAACATGGGCTTTGAACAACAAGCAGCTAAAGGCAAGCGTCCTGATCCCGGAAAAATCCCCCCAAAGAACAAATGAGAGAGTAGAATCCCTCTTACCCAATGACGATCTATGCAAAGTAGATCGTTGATTTAATCAACGTCAAAGGAGTTTTAAATGGCCGCACCCACACGCTTCCCCAATGGTGTATCTACACAACCTGTTGGATATAACCTTGGAATGTATCCCCAACCAGATCCAACAGAAGTAGCAACTGACTTCGATGACTTTGCTAATTACGTTGCTGCTGATTGGACTGTTACCAATACAACCACACATCAAACCATTGGCTTAGTTGCTGGTGCTGGTGGCATTATCTCTAGTGTAGGTGGTGGCTCTTCGGTAGCCAATGATATTGGTGCCATCATTGCCAACCCACTCAACTTCAATCTGCCAGCTAATACTGTGTCTGGTACCTATCCACCCACTGCTAAAGCTTGGTTCTATAGTGCCTTTAAAGCAACTACCGCTTTGAATGATCAACTCCAGATTGGTGTTACTTCTGCCAATGCTGCATTGACTCCTACTGATGGCATCTACTTCAACAAAGCTGCTGCTGCTAATACGATTCAATTCGTAGTCCGTAAGGGTAGTGCTTCTCTTGCTGCTACTGCTTACTCTACAGGTACCACTACCATAGCTACTCTAGCTAATGCTACCTTCTTAGAGTTGGGCTGGTACTACGATGGCACTGGAAACATCGATGTGTTTGTCAATGAACAAAAGGTTTGTTCTGTAGATGTGGGTCAAGCTTCTGGAACTGTTGCTGCTACCTTCCCGGTTGCTACGGCACTTGGACATGGGTTTGGTATCAAGGCTTCTGCTACTGCTCCAACAACGGCAGACATGGTTGTTGACTTCATGCTGACTGCCCAGACTCGTCCTTACTAATAGGAGTAGCACATGGCTAATTCCTACGCTGTTCAGATCATCTCAGATGGTCCACGCAATGCGATTGTCAAGCTTACGGGTGTCTTAGACACCTCTAATCTTGCTCAATCGCTTGCAGTGGACTTGAGTACTCTATCCCCCATAGTTCCCGGAACTAACATCACCAAGCCTGCTGCTGTAGCTATCCACCATCTTGATTACTCTATTGCTGATCAGTTGGAAGTACAGCTAACATGGGATGCTACTGCTCAAGTAGCTATCTTGCCTTTAGCAGGTCGTGGTCGTATGTCCTTTAAAGACTTTGGTGGCTTGCAAAACAATGCTGGTGCAGGTAAGACTGGCAATATCAACATCACCACTACAGGTTGGGCATCGGGTATCCAAGTGTTCTCCGTAGTCTTAGAGATGGTCAAGCAATGATGAGGACATCCAACAATGTCCTACGCTCACTATAACGTAGACGAAACACCACTCACTACCTTAGTTGATACCTCTGGTGGTACGGTCATCTACTTGGGGCAGTCTTTACCGGGGACTGCTACCTCTGCCTTGTTGTGGAGGATTCAAAAGATAGACACTTCATCTGGTGTTCAGATGACTTACGCTAATGGCTCTCCCACCTTTCAAGTAGCTTGGGATAGCCGACTAACTTACGCCTACACATGAGCGACTTTAAGATAGTCTCCCTCTTGAATCCCGTTCAGAATGTTTACAACATTTCTCAAACGGGTGTTGGTGTTGGAATCGAAGCAGGGATCTCTTCACAGACATCTGGGAACATCACACTAGGATCTTCTGCTGGTAACGTTACTTTTGGAATGCAGAATGGATACATTACTGCTTCTGCTCCTAGTGGAGGAGGGGGTGGTTCCAATTATGTGTTCTCTAATGCCAATGGTGTTAGTTTTGGTACTCTAGGTTCTACTGTTACTGCCACAGTAGCAACTAACTACATGGCTAGTAATCAGGCTAGCAACTTTCAGAGTGCTGGTGCATACCTAACCACTGCTGCTCAGAGTAATCACTCACACTCTCTAAACCAGATCCTCAACCCAACTGGGGATGTGTTCTTCTCGTTTAGTCAGAACCAACAGATTCAATTTCAGTTCTCCAACACCGGGACATTCACGACCAACGCCAGTAAGCAGGCGATGTTTGAGATTGACATTCAAGGGAACCTTGTTGATGGTGCGGATGGCGTTCACATTCATCAATCTGACAATAACCCCAACATTGACTTGCTTCACATAGAGGCTTGGGGAACTAACGTCACAGGACTTCGGATCTCTGCATCTGCTTCCATAGCCGCTGAAATCAACAAGCCAATCAAGTTCGTAGGTACAGGTCTCCAGACTGCTTCTGTCCCAATGATCTTGCAGACAGGTATGACCAACTCGGTTCAGTACCTCAATGCTAACTTCTTGCAGGGTAAGGTCAGTAGTGAGTTCCAGAGCACTGGCGCTTACATAACTACAGCAGCCCAATCGAATCACAGTCATGCCTTTGCCACCACTACCACCAATGGTGCAGTCATTGTTGTTGGCACTACAAACAGTGCTGGAGCGACTATTGGAGTTCCTTCGTTCCTGACGACCTATGTGGGCCAGACTAATCAGACTGCTGCTAGTGGAAATATAGCGGGAGTAGGAACTACATTTGCTGGAACTAATGTTACAGCTACGATGGCACTCAACAGTGCTGGCTTAGGGCTTAGCTTGTCTGCTGGTGCAGGGGGTGGAGGTGCTGATGGATATAACTCTGCTCAATTTACCAATAGCACTGCTAATAGCACTATGCCTCTCGTTTGGGCTGGCAATAGTAACGGTAGTGGCAATGTCACCATCGGACTTACTGGCAGCACTATCACTATGTCTGCTGCTGGTGGGGGTGGTGCTGGTGATGGTTACAACATCCTTGGTGTCAATGTTGTTGCTACATCTCTGTCTACGACTTATATCCTGAGCAATGCAAACAATGTGTCCTTTGGTTTGAACCTAGGGACTATCACTGCTAGTGCTTCGTATGTGAATGATCTAACCTCTGGCAGGGCTGGTGTAGGTTATACCTCTACTACTCAAGCTGGTGCTGTTGTCGGTGTTACTAATAACACTGCTGGCCTTAGCATGGCATGGCCTCCATTCCTTACGACTGCTGGTGCTACTAACGCATTGACAACAGCTAGAGCTAGTAACGATGCTCTTGGATTGAACACGGCTCTGACAGCTAACGGAGTATCAATCACTGCTAACAGTTCTGGAGTGTCTTGGAACTTCCCTGCATTCCTAACCACGGCAGCACAATCAACCCACTCTCACAACTTTGCTACGACAGTTACGGCTGGTGCAGTAGTCAATGTAGCTACAGCTAACAGTGCTGGTGTTACCGTGGGTATGCCAGCGTTTATTACAACCTACGTAGCACAGACGAATCAGACCGTAGCAAGTGGGAACATTGCAGGGGTTGGGACTACGTTTGCAGGGACGAACATTACCGCCACAATGGGCTTGAACAGCGCAGGTTTAGCACTTAGCCTATCTGGTGCGGGTGGTGGGACAATCAACCAAACAGGTCCGAACATCGCTGTTGCCGGGTCTACCGTGACTTCTGGTGATGTTTACTTCTCCAACAGTCCTACCGTGACCTTTGGGATGAATGGGTCAACTATCACTGCTAGTGCTGCGGGTGGTGGCGGTGGTGGTGGGGCTACGATCAACGGGTACGAACTGTTTCCCCCTCTTGGCGGTAACACAGCATTCAGTACGGGCGTGAATGGTACGCTGTACTTCCAGAAGTTCATTGCCCCGGCCAACATCGCATTCAGCAACTTTGAGCGTCGTTACTCAGGTTCCACGGTATCCAGTGCTATCAGCGCCCAAGCAGCACATTCGATTAGTTATGGACTGTATTCCAAGGGAACAGGCGCTAGCACTTCAATCTACAACCTGATTGCATCAAGTAACTTTTTCATGCAAGCCAGCTACTCAAGCAACCTGAGTGCAGGACACACAGTAAGTGCAGGTGCAACCAGCTATACCAACTCAAGCGCAGGGACAGTTGGGCAAGGTAACTTGACAGGCTACAAGCACATGTACTTCCCGTTTGTGAGTACTTTAACTGCTGGAGTTGAATACGCCTACGCTCAGATCGTGTCCTCTGCCACAACGGGTGCTACCGGGCCGCTGCGGATTGGTTTCCAAGAATTGTCAATCATCAACAACTTGACCATTGGCAAGATTTACAACAGCACGGTAGCCGCTTCTAACGCAAGTTATGTTGGTGATTGGGCGCAGGGGGTTTATTCATCCTCATCCAATGGACTACCTAGCACCCTAGCTATCAGTGGTTTGACCAATGCAGTTTCCCAGCAACGTATGTACCTACAACTCGACGCCTGATGGACCCACAAATTATTAGTAGTTATGACGGTGGTAAGCACAATGCCGACCTGACGCAAACGATCAGTCGCCTATCGAAAGAGGGTGGGTACAAGGATTTGTCTTGCATCATGATCGTGCCTTGTTTCGGCTCTATTCCTACGAAAGCGGTAGCCTCATGGATGAACCTGTACTCACCACCAAATGCAAAGTTTGTTCGATTGTTTGCTGTTGGGATGGAAGTGGGTTCTGCCTTTTCCACTTGCATCGAGAGCATTCTGGCAAATCCAGAGCTATCGAAGTACAAGTACATCATCACGTTGGAGCACGACAATCTTCCACCTCCAGATGGCATAGTGAAGCTGCTGATGCGAATGGAGGCGAATCCCCATCTGTCATGCATTGGGGGACTGTATTTTACGAAGGGACCGGGAGGGTGTGCTCAGATCTGGGGAGATCCGAAAGACCCAGTGCTGAACTTCCGTCCACAACTCCCTATCCCTGAGACAGTGCAGGAGTGCTGTGGGACAGGGATGGGCTTCAACGTATGGCGGCTCAGTATGTTTTCGGATAAGGCACTGCCTAGGCCACTGTTTGAAACGAAGACAAGCAATGGTGTAGCTACTCAGGACTTGGCTTTCTGGAGCAATGCTCGTAAGCTTGGCTATCGTTGTGCTATTGATACCAGTGTGAAGGTTGGTCATTACGATCTAGATGGAAAGGTAGGGGGCATCCCCGATATGACATGGTAAAGAAAATACTAGCTCCCACTAAGCTTGACTTGGGATGTGGTTCCAAGAAGAAGGAAGGCTTTCACGGAGTAGACCAATACAAGATGGATGGTGTCGATACCGTCTTGAAGATTGGTTCTGCTAAGTGGCCCTTTGCGGATTCCTCTATTGAGGAAGCACACAGCTCTCATTTTCTGGAACACCTCACTGCATCGGAGAGGGTTCACTTTTACAATGAGCTTTACCGTGTGTTAAAACCGGGAGCTAGGGCTACCATAATCACTCCACATTGGGCATCAAACAGAGCCTACGGTGATCCCACTCATCAGTGGCCTCCCGTATCTGAAATGAGTTTCTACTATCTATCTAAAGAGTGGCGTTCAACTCAAGCACCACACACGGATATTAAATGGAACAAAGAAGGATTCTCTTGTGACTTCCAAGCTACTTGGGGGTATAGTTTCTCTCCTGAACTAGGCGCAAGGAATCAGGAGTACGTGCAGTTTGCTTTGTCTAACTACAAAGAAGCCTGTCAAGATCTCCATGCTACCCTAGTCAAACCTCTTTGAAAGGACTCTTTATGTTGACCCCTACCGACCTGTATGAAATCCGTAAGATCATTGTTGCGGCAAAACTCTTGGACTCTAAAGCCTTTGCTGCTGAAGTAGACAAGATGGAAGCTGCTGCTCAAGCTGCTACTGATGCTGGAGTAGCTGCTCTTGATGCTGCTAATGCTAAGGCAGTATCTCAAGCTGCTAAAGCCTATGATGAACTTGAGCTTAAAGAAGCGCAGCTTAAAGCTACTCAAGAAGACATTGCACAGCGTTCTGCACAGCTTGATATTAAGCAGGCAGAGTACAACAAGACTGCTGCTGAAGTAGGTGCCAAGCTTGATGAACTTGCTGCTACTTCTGTTCGTGTGCAAGAAGAGACCAATGCTCTTATTGCCAATGCTACTGCTAAGGCTGAAGAAGTAGCTAAGGCAGAACAACAACTTGCTGCCAGAGAATCACAGCTTGTACAAGCACAAGCTGACTTGGCTTCTAAGCTTGCTGCTCTTAAAGCAATTTCCGCTTAACTGTTACTAGTAACACCATGCCTTACGGGTCTACATACACAAGAGGTAGCTGGAAGGCTATCTGTGATGTCTGTGGTCGTGAGTTCAAAGCTCACGAGCTACGACAACGTTGGGATGGTTTGATGACATGTTTGGGAGACTGGGAGACTAGACATCCCCAAGACTTTGTTAGAGGTGTAGCAGATAAAGTAGTTCCTCCTTGGGTTAGACCTGAAGCAGCAGATTACTTCATATACCCGTACAAGACAACCACTGCTGATAGAACTATCAATGGTGCTCCAATAGACTCTACGGAGATAAATTGATATGGGAATCAAGTTTGCAAATAACATTAGCACTACGCTAACTGTCTCTATCAATGCTGTTCAAACTAGCTTTGACATTGATAGTGTTGTAGGGATACCTGCACTAGGAGCTACAGATTACTTCTACGCCACTATAGTTGGACCCATAAGTGGCTTGGAGATAGTTAAGGTTACAGGTGTTAGTGGTAATACAGTGACTTGTCTTCGTGGACAAGATGGCACTACTGCTCAAGCTTGGGTTAACAATTCTAAGTTTGAGATGAGGGTTACAGCAGAGATACTTCGTGGATTTGGAAGCCCTTCATTAGGCATCTATTATGAGCATCTCAATACAGTGTCAACTAACGCAACCATAGCTTCTGGCAACAATGCTGTTAGTGCAGGACCAATGACAGTTAACTCTGGTATTACTGTGACAATTCCCCCCGGATCAACTTGGGCAATCGTATGACAACGACTATTACTGGTGGTGGTGACATTCTCACCCTAAGTACAACCACGACAAACTCTCAGTTATACCAACCTACAGTAGGTGCTCCTAAGACTGTTGAGGCTACTTTGAGGGCGTTAGAGGCTGGGGGTGGTGGTGGAGGCGGGGGAATGGTATATCCAAGTTCAGGACTTGCTGTGAGCAACGGTCTTTCTTGGGGAGCCTCTATTCCACTACCCGGTGGTACAGCTAACTTCCTTCGGGCTGATGGAACCTTTGCTTTGCCTCCTGCGGCTGGATCAGTCATAGCTGCTGATGTAACAGTAACTCCTTCTGGTAAGTTACTCGCTACGGATGCACAGACAGCCCTTACTACTATCTTCAACGAGACCCGAACAAAGCTGAGTGGCAGTACAACTTACTACGTTGCAAATGCAGGTAATGACTCAACGGGGATAGGTACAACTGTCTTCCCTTGGCGTACTATCCAACACGCTTGGGATTGGATTGTTGCTAACATTGATGCAAGTGGATACACAATCATCATTCAGTTTGTTGATGCGTTCTACTCAACCCCAACAGGTGTAGGGCTAGATGCAGTTATCCCTTTCGCTACGGGATCTATAATTATCAAGAGTTCTGGTGGTGGTGTGTTTACTTGTACTAATGGACCTGCTTGTTTCACTGCACGTAAGGGAGTGATCTTTTACTTACAGGATATACAGCTTACAGGGACAGTCACTCAGGGACTGGTGTTTGCAGATGGTGGGAAAATCGTTTGCGGTGTATCAATGTCTTTCTCCACTAGCTCTTCTTCTCACATGAAAACTGTGAGTGCTGGCTATATCTACATGTCAATCTCCTATAGTGTTATAGGTAATGCAGTACGGCATTGGAATCCTACTGGGGGTGGCATTGTTCAAGTTAACGCTGTTTTAATAACAATTAGTGCTGGTCTCACCTTTACCTTCTGGGCAGATTGTGGAGGGGTTGCTTATCTCACTACAGCAGGTTGTTCATTTTCTACCTTGGCAGTAACTGGACAGAAGTACCAAGCTTATCAAAATGGTGTAATTGACTCAGGAATTGTCACCTACCCCGGTACTGTAGGTGGTACTACTGTGACAGGGGGTATCTATGCCTAAGTGGTTATTCATCTATCTCTGGAATCGACGTATTCGCAAAGACAAGCGTTCTGGCAACTGGCCCCTTTAAGGAGTTATTATGAGTCTGCATGATCACGATGGACTATTGAAACTTGGTAATCAAGTCACCAATAGCAAAAACATTTCCTTGCAAGTAGAGATCTCTTCTGGAGACCTTGTGTTTTACAAGGGAGATACAGCAGAGATCTACCGTATCTATAACCAAGGCAATGCTAATCATAATGTAGCTAATGTTTGGCAGTACGGAGTAGTCGGTGGTGGAGCTAATGACACAGCAGCTATTCAAGCAGCGATCAATGATAACTATGGTGGATCGTTGTACTTTCCGGGAGGAAACTACTACACTACTGGTTTGACCATTACAGGAGAGATTCAACTCTTTGGAGATGGGTACTCACGTTCTGGGCTGTACTTGTATCCCGGCACTGCTAATGCTAACGTAGTACATGTAGTTAATAGCTCCCACTTCACTATGATGGATATGCTGATCTCAGGCAATAAGGCAGCATGTCCTTCTGGATACAGTGCAGTTCGCTTAGAAGGGTCCAATACAGGTGCAGCTTTCTATCGGTGCTTCTTTGTCGACTCACATCTTGATGGATTAGCACAAGTAGATGTTTGTGACAACATTATCTTAAAAGATTGTATCGCTGAAGCCAATGATGCTTATGGCATTGACTTAGCTACAGCTAGTGGAATCATAGATAATTGCCGATGCGTAGTAAATGGAAGTGCAGGGATTGTTGTGACTGGGGATAACCTACAGATTACAAATAATCGTTGCTATGGTAATGGTAGGAATCAAAATGGCTCTGGTATCTCTGCTGTTGGTTCCGATTACCTTACCATCACAGGTAACATGTGTTTTGGTAATGGAGTAGCCAGCACTTACTATGGGCATGGTATTGGAGTGAATGGGAGTACTTTCTATACCATTGCAGATAACTACTGTAATGGCAACATAGGCAACGGGATTGATGCAACACTCTCTAGCCCTAACGGAACCATAACGGGGAATGTCTGCTTTGCTAACTTTGATAATGGTATAGCAGTTGACTCAAGATCTGATTCTGTCACCATAAGTACTAATCACATTAGACTGAACTACAACGCAGGAATAAGTTTGTTTGCTTCTGCCTACTGTAGCATTACTAGTAACATTATCCAAGAGAACGGGTTGAACCCAACTGCTTGTGTTTTTGCAGGATCAACACCAAACCCATACGGAATCTCTATGGTCGGATATGACAATGGAGGAATCCCTTACTATAACTACTACACTATTATTTCTGATAACCAAATTATCTTTAATAACTATGCTGGGACTGGTGCTGGTATTTTCTTCCAAGAGGCAATGATAACGAAGGATTATTCTGTTACTTTAACCAACAATAACATTCTGTACAACACTCTACCAGTAACTTATGGTACAGGATCTTTAGGTACTGGTTCAAAGATAAGAGACAATCGTGGATTTGTTACGGAGAATAATGGTACGGCTACTATCACAGCGGCTCTTACTGCTGTTACAGTAACTCATGGATTAAGCTACACACCTGCCGCCAAAGACATCACTTGGTCCTTAACCTCTGGTCCAACAAACGATATAGGCGATCAATGGATTACTGGCTTGACCTCCACACAGTTTGTTTTAAACTGTAGGAATGTTCCCGGTGCTGGTGGTGCTGTGTTTAATTGGAAAGCCTCAAGGAACTAACATGACTGGAACAATTAAGCTCTCTACACCTTCGGGTGGTTCTTTGTCTTTAGTTCCTGTTGATACAGCTACCAATGATGTATGGAACATAACTGCTGCTAGTGGTGGAATCACGTATCCCACAGTAGGGATACCCGTATCTACTGGCTCTGCTTGGAGTACTTCCATTACCTTACCCGGTGGTACCACAAGTTTCTTAAGAGAAGATGGTGCGTTTGCAGTGCCAGCTAGCAGCATGACATATCCGGGAGCAGGTATACCAAATAGCACAGGGTCTGCTTGGGGAACTAGCTATACAACTACAGGTAGTGGTACTGTTTTGGCGTTGGCTACATCTCCATCCTTAACTACCCCTGTTCTAGGAACCCCTACAAGTGGGAACTTAAGCAACTGTACGGCTGATGGTACAAATGCTATTGGTTATCTTCATGTCCCACAGAACTCTCAAAGTGTTGCTTACCAGACAGTTCTTACTGATGCTGGTAAACACATCCTCCATCCTAGTGCAGATACTACAGCACGTACCTTTACTATCCCTGCTAATGGGACGGTAGCCTACCCTATTGGGACTGCCCTTACCTTTGTAAATCAGAATTCTGGTGGTGTAGTTACCATCGCCATTACAACGGATACGATGAGGCTAGCTGGTGCTGGAACTACAGGGGATCGAACTCTTGCTGCTAATGGTATTGCTACAGCCTTGAAGTTAACTTCTACTGAGTGGATCATCTCAGGTACGGGGTTGACATGAGTGGGGTAATGCAACTATTTGCTGCTGGTGGAAGTAGTGGGTCTGCGACTACCGACCCATATTGGGCGAACGTATCCCTGTTACTGCACGGAGATGGAACAAACGGCTCAACTACGATTACTGATAGCGCCCCAACTCCGAAAACAGTCACGGCAGTTGGCAACGCACAGATTTCTACAGCACAGTCTAAGTTCGGCGGAAGTTCCTTGTATTTCGATGGGACAGGGGATTACCTGTCAGTACCTGATAGCACTGACTTTGATTTCTTCTTAGGCGACTTCACTATTGAAGCGTGGGTGTACGCTGTATCCCTAGCAAACTCTCCGATCATAGTCCACCAATGTAGCGCCAATTCGGGCCTCGTTATTGGTTGGTTTTTGGAGATCGGGGCGAATACCGTCTACTTCGGAAACTCAAACTCTATCGGTACAGACTACGCCACTTTTACCGTATCCCTTACCACAAACACATGGACCCTCATTGCTGTGACGCGGGTTGGGGCTGTCCTAAACTGTTTTATAAACGGCGTGAGTCCGGGGGCGCAGACTAAGCCCACTGCTGTCAATAACGCAGATCAAACCGTACCTTTTATCGTCGGTGGTGGGGGAACGATCTTTAGTGGACTCGACTTCAACGGTTACATCGACGACCTGAGAGTCACCAAGGGCGTTGCTAGATATACCGCCGACTTCGCCCCCCCGACACTCGCTTTCCCGGACGGTAGTCCCGCACTTACCTATGCTACTTTAAATCCTGCTGATAAACATGCTAATATTACCCTCTCTAATGGTGATCTTACTTGTACCAGTGCAGTAGCGGGCTATACTGCTGTGCGAGCTACTCAAGGTAAGAGTACAGGTAAATGGTATTGGGAGATTCATGCTGATAACCTTACCGCTGGTATACTTGTTGGTATTGGTAATGGCAGTATGACACTCAATAATTATGTAGGGGGAGATGCTAACGGTATAGGATATAACTCGTTTAATGGTAATAAGTATAATTCTACTAATGCTACTTATGGTAGTTCATGGTCAACTGGAAATACTATAGGTATAGCGTTAGACATGACAAATGGGAGAATCTTTTTCTCAGTTAATGGGACATGGCAAAACTCAGGAGATCCTGTTGCTGGGACAGGATTTGCCTATAGTGGTCTTACTGGAACGATGTATCCTGCATGTTCGGCTTATAATGGAACTATATTAACTGCAAACTTTGGAGCTACTGCTTTTAGTTACACACCTCCTACTGGGTATGCAAGTGGGGTTTACTAATGAAATTCTTGCGTAACTCCAAGTTGATTGGAAGTCTTTCGAAGGACTCGCCCGGTAGTTCAACGCAAGAAACCGGGCACCTATTTAAGGAAGTAGCATGAGTAGCACATACACGGTCACTAGGGATCAGATCATCGCTCTAGCTCTTCGCAAGATGGGTGTCTTGGAAATTGGAGATACACCAGACACCAACACTCTTAATAACGCTTCCATGTCTCTCAATCTGTTAATCAAACAGATGAGCACTGAAGGATTAAAGCTTTGGAAGAACTCCGAGTTGATCATTCCTCTTACAGCAGGACAGACTACGTACACCTTGGGTGGTCCTACTAGTAGCCTGATGTATGACAGCTTGGCTCCATCTATTCCAATTACAGACAAGCCTTTGAAAGTTATACAAGGGTTCTATAGACGAACTACTGTTACCCCTGTCATTGATACACCAGTGATTCTGCTATCCAAGCAGGAGTACAACGTCTTGGGTTCCAAGTTCTCCACTGGTACTGCTAACAGCCTTTACTATAGTGTGAAGGTTCTTAGTGGGGTCTTGTATGTCTACCTCACACCAGACACTTACTCTCAAGGCAATTTGGAACTTCATCTTGTTGCTCAGATGCCTCTTAATGATGTCACTGCTTCTACTGATGTACCAGACTTCCCTAACGAGTGGATGAACACTCTTGTCTGGAACTTAGCTGATCAGTTAGCCATTGAGTATGGTGTCCCCATGAACTACCGCCAAGAGATCATGCAGAGGGCTATGCTCTATAAGGCACAGCTTACTGATTGGGATGTTGAAAGCTCTAGTACGTTCTTCCAACCAGACTTCCGCAGTGTTACTAATAACAGCTACGCTGGTTAAGTATGTCCACCGAACGCATTGCTCTTACCCAACCAATAGAGACCAGAGATGGCACTCTAACTAAAGACTCTCGCTCTACCAACTGTGTCTTTGAGACAAGGGATCAGAAGAGAGAGTTTATTAAGCGTCCCGGTCTAGTGTACGAGACACAATTAGTAGCTGTCACTCCTCCTGCGTACAAACTAAACCAAGGTCTTACTAGCTTCAATAGTAAGCTAATTGGTGTTGTTGCTGATAGTGGTGGTGCGAGTAGTACTGTTTACTCATATAACCCTCTCACTTCAGTTCAAACAGCTATTGGATCTTTGTCAACTTCTCAATCATTCGTCTACTTTACAAAGACTCCATTAGATGCCAACCTGTTCTTTCACAATAAAGTATCTGGGTACTTGTACACAAGTGGTGGTGTTTTTAGTAGTCCTGCTACCCTTCCTCCCGGTCCTTATGTAGCTGGTACTGCTTTTTTGGATGCCTTTGTGTTTATTGGTACTGCTAATAATCGTATCTACAATAGTGCTTATCAAGACCCCTCCACTTGGGATGCTCTTAGCTACATAGCCTTTGAACAGACTACCGACACGTTGGTAGCTATCACAAAGCACTTGAACTACATCGTTGCCTTTGGTAAGGCAAGCACTCAGTTCTTCTATGACAACGGTACCTACACATCAACCACGACTCCTTTAGCTGTAGCCCAGAGCTATACGACAGAGATCGGATGTGCTCAAGGTGATAGTGTGGTATCTACGAACAACACTGTTGTTTGGATGGGGTACTCCAAGACCAATGGTAGGTCCATCTATGTGATGGATGGTGTATCACCTATTAAGGTATCAAATCACAGCATTGACAAGATTATTGACAAGGACTCCTTAAGCAAGGTGTCTTCTTTTGCTTATAAGTTTGCTGGACATACTTTGTATGTACTTACTCTCCATGAGAGCTTGGTAACTATCGTCTATGACTTAGATGAGAAGATGTGGTACCAATGGACACAGTACTCCATTATGTCTAATGATCAACCTAATCCGGGTACTTACCAAGAGTCTTACTTTAGACCAGCCTTCTATGCCCAAGTAAACAACATCTCTTATGTCTTGGATGATGACACTGCCACTGTGTACCACTTTGATAAGAATTCTTATCAAGATAACTCTCAATCAATCTACTGTCGCACTGTTACGGACATAGGTGACAACGGTACAACAAAGAGAAAGTTTTATGGAAGACTTGAGATTGTTGGTGACAAGGTTAGTGGTATTATGCAGGTACGCCACAGCGGAGATGACTACAACACATGGTCTTCTTACCGTTCTATAGACCTTAGTGCTTCTCGATCCCAAGTCTATCTCAGTGGCGCAGATAGACGCAGAGCTTGGGAGTTCCTTGTTACTAGTAACGTTCCTCTCCGATTAGACGGAGCAGAGATTGACTTCCGCTTGGGAGAACTAGATCAAGAACAGAACGTGGGTGGCGGTAATTACCGCCGTTAACTTGAAGGAGAATTACTATGCCTAGCTATGGTGGTGGTGGAGAGGGTGGGGGGGATGGAGTAGGTGGTGGTCCCGGTTCTGGTGGCTATGGTGTAGGCAATGGAGGTGGTGCTGCTGGTTCAGGTGGCTATGGCGGCGTAGGCACAGATCCTTCTGTTGCTAGCACTAACCCAACCACTAGCACTCCCACTGGTTTACCTTCCATGCCCGGATGGGCTACTGCTGGCTTAAGTTTAGCTGGATTAGGTCCAGCAGCAACAGCCTACAACGGAATTGCAGCAGTATCACACATGAGTACAACCACTTCAGACATCTCTGGAAATAAAACCCAAAACAACAATGGGCCTAGTGGCCCTACTGGTGGTGGCGGGGGAGGTGGCCCCTTTGATGGCAACTTATCCAACATCTTAGGCATTGCTGGGGGCATCAATGGGATTATGAATCAATCAGGTGGTGGTAGCAATAGCTACCAGAATGCTGCTGATCCTTTTGCTCCTTACCGATCTGGATTAGCTGCTTCGTACAACCAAGCTCTTACCCAAGGCAATCAAACCGACATCACCAAGATGCCGGGGTACTCTCAATTCCAATCGGGGGTAATGAACCCTGCGCTTGAGGCTACACAAGGCAAACTAGCTGCATCTGGTATGTCCATGTCAGGTACAGAGTCCCAGTCTCTTAATAAGGTGGCACAACAAGGCTACTACGGCTTTATGACTGACTACATGAATCGGTTAGCTCAGGGTAGTGGTGCTGTTAACAACCCTGCTCAAGCTGCTGGCATGGGCTTTCAACAACAGAATCAAAACCAACAAGCTACTATGCAAGGCATTGGTGCTATTGGACAAGGGTTATCTGGATTGTTTGGGGGTGGTAGTGGTAACTACAGCCCGGATATGACCGGGTTCCAATCTCCGTATCAAGCTCCATCCTACACACCTTCATTTAGTACACCCGATACTAGTGGGTTAGGAAGTGGTGGTTATGTCCCACCTAATGATCCCGGTAGTATAGATCCAGCTTGGTTCTCCTTTTAAATTGGACAGACTATGGCCTACCTAATGTCCGACATGGCTGCTGGGAGTGATGCAGCCTTAAAGATGCAGCAGAACATGGCTGCTGCTCCAGATGTGAAGCAAGCTCAAAGCAACTTCATGCAAGAGCAACAGTTAAAGATCCAACAAGAACAAGCCAATGTAGAGAAGACTCGTCTTAGTAACATGGTGTCCGAGAGTGGCTTTCAAGCTTCTCAAGATGCTAAGGCCAAGCTACAAGGGTTGATGAAGACTCCTGAATGGCAGGGGGCTGATGATGCTGAACGTCTTCGTATGGCATCTCTTGTCCAGATGGAGACAGGTGATGTCGAGGGAGGAGCAAAGACTCTGCAAGCATCTGAAGTCTTTGATGCCAAGAAAGCTGCTGCTGAACAAAAGAAGCTTGATACCCAAGCACAAATTATCGGCAATGCTTATGGTGTCTTGGAAGCTGTTCCCAATGACAAGGTGGATGAGTTCTTTGCTCGTATGCCCAAGGCACAACAGGATGCCCTAGTCTCTCAAGTTGGTAAAGATAACTGGGATGGTATGTCTGGGGAGCAGAAGAAAGCTGCTGCTAAGAACCTAATGATGAACGCTAAGGGGCAACTAGCTCAACAGAAGTGGTTGGCTGACTTGGTTAAGCAGAAAGAGATTGATGCTAGTCGTGAGAAGGTTGCTGAGATTACTGGCAACAGCCGTATAGCTGCCAAGACTGTTGGTGTAGGTAGTGGTACATCCAAGACTGATTTGGAAGCCTTAAAGGTTTTTCAAACACAACATCAGAAGGATCAAGTCGCTTACAAGTCTCAACAGACTGCCTTGGTTACTGCTTACGAAGCTGCTAACCAAGAGGTTGAGAAGGATAGGTTGTTTGGCAATCTCTTTAGTGCCAAGGATGATGCTATTGGTAAACGTGATGCCATTGGTAAACGTATCCAAGACTTTGAAATCAAACAACTCAAACGAGATGTAGAGACTGCTTCTCTATTGCCTCCCGGTTCTACCAAGACTAACATCATGGAAGAACTAAAGAGGCGTGGTGCTCTCTTGGGTATAGATGGCAAACAAGAAGAACCTTCTACTGCTAATGTCGAGGGTAATAAGGGACTTGATATGTCCAAGGTTACTCCTGAGCAGAAGAAGATGATGGAGTCCCAAGATCCTCAAGCTATGGCTAGAGGTGCTGCTAGGTTTGAAGCTTCCAAAGGTGGGGATGTTCCTAGTAACAAAGGCGAAGAAGAGATCAAGAAGAAGGTCGAAGCTTCTGGTCAGAAGTACGAACCTTCAAAGTACATGTACCGCATAGCTCCCGATGGATCAGTTCAACGTAAGGCTAAATAATGGCTTCCAACGATGGATGGGAAACAGTAGCTCCCCCTCCCACTGCTGCTAGTGCTCCTTCTGGCAATGATGGCTGGGAGACTGTTGCTCCTAGTAGCTCACAGGATGAGCCTATTAAGGCTGCTGCTAAGCCCAGTATGGGTGCTTCCTTCTTAGCTGGTACTGCCTCTGCTCTTGACTTTCCTCTCTCTGCTCCCGGCTTTGTAGCCGCTACTGCTGCTGAGTTGGCTACTACCACAGGTGGTATGTTGGCATCTCCCTTTACTGGAGAGACTTCTAAGCAAGCCTATGGTCGTGGTGCTAAGGTGGGTGAGGCTGTTGGTGGTGCACTGATGAACCCCATGCAGAAGATCATGTCCATGTTTGATGGTGCAGAGGCTTATGCTGCTGCTCCTCTCCCACAGGCTATGTCTTGGTTTGGTGAGAAGCTACAAGCTGGTGGTAAGAAGCTTGAAGAGAAGACTGGTATCCCTTCCGAGTCAGTTCCTTTGATGGCTAACTTTGGTATGTCCGTAGCTGGTACCAAGGGTGGCGCTGCTGCTATTAGCAAAGGAAAAGAGATGGTCAAGGGGTCGGGTACCCCTGAGAGATCAAAGGCTCCTACAGGCGATATTCCACCTAAGCCTCCCGAAGATTCTTCCCCCCAAGAGAAGGCTGCTTTCATTGATGACTTGAAGAAGACTCTCAAGGAACGTGCAGACAAGCTCCCTGTTGTTGAAGCTGCTATTAGGAACAAGGAAACTGGTGCCATAGAACGTATGGGACCGAAGCATGATGAAGCACGTAAAGCGGAAACAGTTGACACACACGAACAAGGCTTTGTTGATGAGAAGGGAAACTTTCTCACTAGGCAAGAGGCTTGGAACCGTGCTAAGAAGACTGGACAGATACCTGAAGGTCAGATCCCAGAACGTCCAAAGGAAGGCTTACACAGTGGCGACTTACGCACTGCTGGTGACGAACGGTTTAAGGTAACTCCCGAACAACCTACTGGGGAACCTAAGCCTATAGCAGAACCTACCAAGCCCGTGACTCGTGATGAGCATAGGATGGAGATTGCTAATCTCGATACACAGATGCACGAGGAAATGATCAAGAGCCTTGAAGCTGGTATCAAGGGTGACAACGAACTAGCTGCTAGGCATGATTCCAAGTTTGCTGAGTTGCAGAAGCAGGTTGATCAGTTGAAGAAAGATATGCCTGCTGCTACCTTCAAGGACAAGGCTGCTCCTACTTGGGAAGAGGTGCATGATCTTACTTGGGATGCCAAGAACATTGGTGAGGTGTTTGACCGTATCCAAGCTTCTGACATTGGTGGTGCAGGACAGAAGGCTCTTGTAGCTGCTCTTAACAAGTCCTCTTACATCCGTAGTACTGGGTTCATGCCACGAGACATGCGCTTAGAATTTACAGACAAGTCTGGTACATCCCAACCTGCTATTGGGTTCTATCACCCTGACTCGCATAGCATTGATCTTGGACAGGGTGGTGGTGTCACTACTATCCTCCATGAAGCTATCCATGCTGGTACCCACAAGCTCATTGAAGCTGGTAACACCAAGGCTGCTAAGGAACTAACTCGTTTATATGACTTGCATAAGCAACGTGCTGAAGGTAAGTACGAGAAGGACTTGGAACAGTTCAAACTCAATAACCCCAATGCAACCATCAAGCAGCTTAAAGAGTTTGAGAAGACTAACAAGCTTGACTACGGTTTTGAGAACACACATGAGTTCATTGCAGAAGCTTTCACCAACGGTAAGTTCCGTAATCTCTTAGCTGAGATCCCTAGTGATAGCACCAAGCCTCTATCCAAGCTGAACAACCTGTGGACTAAGTTCAAGGAAGCTATTGCTGATGGCTTGGGTGTTAAGGACCGTACCTCTCTTGATGATGTCTTGGATCAGGGCATCAAGATCATTGAGAAGTCCAAGACTCTTGACAAGGCTGCTAAGGGTGATGTTACTAGTATCAAGGAGGTCACTGCTGAAGCTCTAGCCTCTAGGATGTCAAAGGACATTCATAAGGAGTTGGAGCGTGAGGGCATACCTGTAGCCCATGACTCCCCCCATAAGTTTGGGATGTTCAACTGGATCAAACATGCTCTCTCTGGTGAGGGTGCTATGGTCAAGGGTGCTGGTACATACCTGTCCACTGGGAATGTGCAGTCCAAGTACTACCATGAGATGGCTAAAGGCAGAGCTATAGAAAAGGCTGGAAACGACTTCAAAGACAAGTGGGGCTTTGATCCAATAGACCTCACCTTTATGCGAGACATGGTAAAGAAGAATGAGGATTGGGTAGCTGAACACACTCGTATGGCTGCTTACACGTATGAAGAGTATCTGGCTGACACTAACTCCAATATGTGGCGGGGTAAGACCAAGGAAGACTACAACTCATTTATAGAAGACCAAAAAGCACATGCTAAACAGTGGCAAAAAGAACTTGATAAAAAGAAACAAGAATACTCTGCTATCCCGGAGAGTGCTCGTGCAGATGCTGCTGCTTTGCGTGATACTAAGGTACCCACTTACCACTCTTCTTTAGATGCTAAACCTGAGCAGCTACTTGATTGGAACTCTACCAAGCAAAGTGGGTTGGTCAATAGAGCCTTTGAAGCATTGGGTATTCAAACCAAGACTACCATTGCTGAAGAGAAGTGGAGTTGGACAATACAGAAGCTGGTTGGTGGTGGAGAGCAGATGATCCATCATGGAGCCTTTGTAGACTCCTCCAACAAACCCCAGAGATGGACCATCACAAGACAAGGTGCTGGGTATCGCTACACTAACAATGCTAGCCCTAGGGAAGGCATTGCACGGACACTTGAAGAGGCTAAACAAGGTGTGCGGGATAGCATTGAACAGGCTAAGGATGGAGAACGTCTATATAGTGAGTTGTCCAAGAAGTTTGAACCCCAAGGTGAAGCTCGTGGGCACCTGACAGAAGGAGAAGCTCAAAACATTGGTGATACCAAGGCTTCTATTGCTCTTGCTGAACAAGGTGTTATTGGTAACGTCCACGATGCTGCTGGTGGTAAAGAGACAAAGAATCGCAACTACGTTGTCTATGATGACACCAAGATCAAACAGAACTTCGTTGGTCTAGCTTCCAAGGCTGAAGAGATCAAACCACCCATCGACACTACCAAGACTGATCCACGTGATGTCAAGTCTCCTGAAGAGTTTCACGAGATTGCTGCTGACATCTTGGAGAAGCACGGTGAGGTTGAGGCTGTCAAGTTCTATGAGGGCTATAAGGCTTATCAAAAGACTTGGTTAGAACCTGTTGGTGAGACTGAGAAGTTTGTTGGCATGAACTTGAAGAACAAGTTAGCCAATGAACGGATCATCCATAACCAGAAGGACAAGATCCTCCAAGAGCTTCCTGATGTTAAGAGCCGTGAGCGTGTTGCTCTAGCTGTTGATGCTGGTGATCTGTCGATGCTTACTGATGCTGAGAAGGCAGTGGCTACCAAGTACTCTAACCTTGTTAGAGACATTGGTGAACGTGCTGTGGAGCATGGTGTGGTTAAGGGTCTCTTGGAAGACTACGTTACTCACATCGTTGATTGGACTGGTGCTCCCAAGGATGCTAAGACAGAGTTCATTGAAGCATTGCTAGGAACACAACAACGTGACCCCTCAATGAGGGGGATGGATGTTACTAGTAAATTCGGTAAGCAACGTACCTTCAAGACCTTTGCTGACTTGCAAGAGTACATCGACAAGGCTAACGAACGTATTGCTGCTGCTGGTAAGTCTGACTTCCGTTTGAAGATCAAGACACACGACATCGCAGACTTGTACAAGGAGTACGCTCTCTCAATGGAGAAGGCGATTGAGAACAAGAAGCTCATTGACAACCTCAAACAGGTTCGTAACCCTGCTGGTGAACCTTGGGTACGTGAAGTAACCAAAGAAGACCCTCTGCGTAGAGGCTTTGCTCTCATTGATAGTCCTCAGTTCTCTGGGTACTCCGTGCATGAGAACATGGTCCCTGCTTTGAAGTTTGTGTTTGATGCTGGTCCCGGTGACTTGATGAAGGCTCTAGGTGCTATCTCTAACCTTACCAAGAGGATGAACGTCATTGGTTCTTTCTTCCATGCAAAGTCTCTCATGGAAGTTATCTCTGGTTCTCAGATCCCAATCTGGTCTCCCCTCAAGGAGGTCACTCTAGGTGGTGTGGACAAGTTACTAGGAACAAAGTACTCTGGTATCACCAAGGCTGTTGATCAGTACCGTAATGGTGGTGCTGGGGATAACATTGATCGTTGGATCAAGGAAAGTGGCTTACAGCTTGAGATCCCAGAGGATGTCTCTACTGGTGTGATCACTGCGACTGGTAAGTTTGCTGATGAGATGATTGGCAAGTACGGTCCTAAGGGCCGTGTGTTGGAGAAGTCTTTGGGTACTGTTGAGAAGTACACCTTGGGTTACTTCGATAAGTTCACTTGGGACTTCCTCCATACTGGTGGCAAGATCATGGTGGCTGATGCCAAGTTGGATCAGGCTAGGCAACAAGCTGCTAAGGCAGGTAAACCATTTGATGAGGCTGCTGCTCGTAAAGAGATTGCTAACTTCGTCAATGACTCCTTTGGTGGATTAAATTGGTTTGATGCTGCTACTTCTGCTCGTACCAAGATTGGTAAAGAGCTAGCCATGTCTACCATGTCTCCTCAAGGTCGTAGGGGTCTTCAGGTGTTGTTGTTTGCTCCTGACTGGACACTCTCAACATTGAGGGCGTTCACTGCTGCTCTACCTTCTAAGTTGAACCCTTTGAAGTGGCATCCTGTTGAAGGTATCAAGGGCATGACAGTCCCAACTACCAAAGCAGACTACGCTAGGTTGTACCAGTTCAAGACAGCATTGACGTACCTTACCTTGTTGAATGCTATCAATCAGATCACTGCTAACCGCAACATCTGGGACAACAAAGATCCGACTCGTATCGAGTGGCCTGATGGGACATCCATGCAGGCAATGAAACACGCTATGGAACCCTTCCACTGGATGATGGACCCTGACAAGACGTTTGCTAACAAGCTAGGGTTTATTCCAAAGGCAATGGTTGTTGGCTTTGCTGGTGTTGAGTACGCCTCTCCTAATGCTCAGAAGCTTGTTGATCCTAGTGGTCCGGGTAGGTTGAAGGCTGTGGGTCAGATGGTTCTTCCGTTCCAAGCTCAGGCTGCTGTTGGTGCTCCTGAAGGTGAGGGTGCTAAGAGGGCGTTACTAGGAACATTGGGCTTCCCTGTCTACGGCTCTACCAAAGAGCAGAAGAAGGAAGCTAGAGCAGCACGAGAGAAGGCACTCAAGAAGGCTGCTAAAGAGTACCATCAGAAAGCTAAAGAGAAGGGTTGGGAATAATGCTTAACGTCCTCATCATTGATGCGACTGGTGTATGCCTAGACCTTGCTATGAGGTGCAAGGTTTATGGGCATAATGTTCGTGCATACATTCGCAACGATAGGACTGGGGTTAGATCTCGTACTGGTGATGGACTGATTGAGCGTGTCTCTGATTGGGAAGCTCACATGAACTGGGCTGATCTCATCTTCTGTACTGACAACCTCTTCTACTTACATCAGTTGGAACGCTATAGGGACAAAGGCTACCCTATTCTTGGTCCTAGTATTGACACTAACCGTTGGGAACAAGACCGTCAGCATGGTGCAGATGTCTTTGAGAAGGCGGGTATCCCTGTCATCCCTTCTGTGGAGTTCACTAGCTATGACGATGCCATAAGTTTTGTTATCAAGAATAACAAACGTTATGTTTCTAAGCCGTTAGGTGACGGAGATAAGGCTCTTAGCTACGTATCAAAGACTGCTGCTGACATGGTGTTCATGCTTCAGAAGTGGAAGAAGAGTAACGCCTACAAAGGTTCTTTCATACTTCAGGAGTTTCATGGTGGTATTGAGATTGCTGTTGGTGGTTGGTTTGGTAGCAATGGTTTCTCTAAACACTTCTGTATCAACCACGAGTTTAAGAAGCTACTTGCTGGGGACTTAGGAGTATCTACTGGAGAAGAAGGTACAATCTTGTACTATGTACAAGATTCTCTGTTAGCAGATAAGGTACTCAAACCATTAGAGTCAATGCTAATGGGCTTAGGGTATACCGGGTACATAGATGTCAACTGCATTGTTGATGACAAAGGTACTCCTTGGCCTTTAGAGTTCACCATGAGACCGGGATGGCCTCTCTTTATGATCCAACAAGCTCTTCATAAGGGTGATCCTTGTCAATGGATGTTAGACCTCATTGGTGGCAAAGACACTCTACGTGTCTCTGATAAGATTGCTTGCGGTGTAGTGATTACTATGCCACCCTATCCTCACGACAAGGGTACTCCTCAAGACGAACACATTGGGTATCCCATGTTTGATCTTACCGAAGAGGATGTTACTAAGAACGTTCATCTTGCTTCTGTGAAGTGGGGTACTGCTCCGGCTATGGTTGATGGTAAGGTCAAGTTGAAGCACGAGCAGTTTGTTACTGCTGGGAACTACGTTTGTATTGTTACTGGTGTAGGTGACTCTGTTGAAGGCGCTAGTGAGGATTGCTACACCCGCATCAAGAAGAAGATCCACATACCTAATTCGATTGGGTACAGAAATGACATTGGACGTAGGTTAAAGGATCAACTTCCTATTCTCAACACTATGGGCTACTCAGACAAGGTGTACGAAGATGGCGACTAATCTACCTAATGTTCCAATACCCCAAGACAAGATTGGGGAGAGCTTTGTTTGGAGAGACTGGTTTCAACGCCTAGGTAATCGTGTCTTTGGAAGTATGTCGGCTCAGAATACCAACGCTGTCTTTATTACTGGTGGTACTGTTGATAACACTGTTGTTGGTAGTGTTACTCCTGCTGCTGGTACCTTTACTGCTTTAACTGGCACCTTTACTGGTGGAAGCATAAACAATACTCCTATAGGAGCAACCACTCCAAGCACTATTAAAGGTACTACAGTACAAGCTAGCACTGTTGCTGGATTTAAGAGTAGTGACGGTAGTACTGGATACACAGGAACAATAACCACTGCTTCTCTTGTTGGTAAGACCGTTACCATCAAAGATGGCATCATTACGAACATAGCATGAACATGATCTTCTCTTCAAATGGGTTAGAGATTCTCAAACGTTTAGAGGGATTCTCTGCTACAGCTTACCCAGATGCTGCTGGTAAGCAGACTATTGGGTACGGGCACTTAATAGTTAAAGATGATGATCTTCCTAGCACTGGGTCAATTAGCTTTGAGAAGGCTACGGAGCTTTTGGAACAGGATGTGCAGAAGGCCATTGACTGCGTAAACAACTGTGTTACTAGTAACCTCACTCAGAATCAGTTTGATGCTTTGGTGATTTTTACCTACAATGTTGGTACCAATGCTCTTCAGAACTCAACCTTATTAGACTTGATCAATGCGGGTAAGTTGGAAGATGCTTCTGATCAACTACCTCGTTGGTGTAAGGTACATACAAAGCAAGGTGCTTTCGTTGAAATAGCTGGATTAAGAAATCGTAGGTTAGCAGAACAGGATCTATTTGATCTTGCGTAAATATGCACCAAGATGTCCCTAACGATGAACTCTTGTCTGACTCTGATTTCATACGTCTGGACTTCGACGTGACTCAACGCGACCAACGCACGACAGATAAGGAAATCATTGAGTTGGTCAGACAGATGTTTGTGGAACTTCGACAAATGCGACAAGACTTGCACCTTCACATCCAAGACGAAAAGGCAGTGATTACCCATGCCTTCCCCAATGCTGACCCAGTCGGACACCGTGCAGCGCATGACGCATGGATACGCAAGGCTGAAGCACAGGCAAAGTTCTGGGAAACGCTGTACACCACATTGCGTATTGGGGGTATCGTGTCTTTGCTTGGTTTTCTATTGGTAGCAGGCTGGGAAGTTTTCTTGAGAGGTCCACCCAAATGAACTTCTCGGAAGTAAATGTTGATGATCCCAGATGGACCGACAGGGAAAGGCTTGTGTTCAATCACCTTTTCCGTACACGCCAGCGGTACATTGACGAGAACCGCAGGCTTGAAGCCCACGGAATGTCTAAAGCTATATTCGTCATGGCGAACGTGTTGGAAGCTTATATCAACGCTCAGGTCACAAGCTCTGATCTTTTCCAAACAAAGCTATGAAGCACCCGTTTACCATCACACCCCACGCGCTTAAACAGCAGCTTGAAGCATTGAAAGAACTGCTCGATAAACGGGACAAGGTGTGGAAGGAATCTTTTGCTGACACTGAGCGATTGCCTAAAGGCGATGAATGCACAGCTTTCGATGATGACGAGTTGGATGAGATTCGTAAGATTGAGAGACACAGGCCATGAACTTACAAAAGCTTGGTGGTCGTCGATTCTTATTGACAGTGATGGCTGGATGGCTAGCAACGTGGTTGCAGTACAGCGGAAAGCTGGACCCCGCAGGAGCTAACTACATGCTTGTCGTTATTGGGACTGTCGGTGCTTACATCACTGGCAACGTGTTCGAAAACAAGCATAACGTCGAGAACGCCAAATGAAATATCTTTACGCCCCTCTAGTTGGTTTTATCATCATGGTGTTGAATCTATTGGCCCCACTATTGGTGCTGCTAGTATTGCCCTTTGCCCGTTGGGATGCGGAGCCGACAGACGGATACCTTCGTGGTGATCTACCCGACTGGGCATCATGGCTATCCACACCAGATGAGCGTTTACCCGGTGGCTTGTACGAGCCAGCACACCTCGCTTTGTTTGAGAAGTACGGCAAGTGGGTTGCAAGCTGGGTATGGTTGGGCTGGAGAAACCCATTGTTCGGGCTGTCATTCACATTCGGCAAACCCGCTATTGACTACATGCCTGAGATGGTGGCGATGACTGGGTTGTGGGAAAGGGCTGAGGATGCTATCTGGCAGTACGGAGCACGGCTAGGTTCGCTCAAATTTGCTTGTGGGTACAAGGTCTATAGATTGCCGATTGGCAGTTTCTGGGCCGTGCCTTGTTTCACTGTAATGAATCGGCCTATATGAACCCATTACTCATCTCTGCCTTGATTGCTGGTGCTTTAGGGTTTGGTTCTGCATGGACTTGGCAAGGATATAGGCAAGATGCCTACAAACTGGAGATTTCAAATGAACGTATTGCAACTGAAGCAGCAAATAGAAAAGCTTTGGCAGATGCTCAAAGCAAAGTTACTGCTGCTCAAGCAGAATCCCAAGCTGCTACTGATAGGGTTAAGCGTGATGCTGTTGGTGCTAGTCGTTCTGCTGTCGGGGTGCGCGACTCACTCGCCAATGCCGTGCGAACCGCTGCCACCGATCTCACCTCCTGTACCGCCCAAGTCGCTACCCTCAGTGAGCTACTCGCTGGAAGTACAGACTTGGCTAGAAGGCTTGCAACAGAAGCTGATGACTGGGCCATCCAAGCCGTGACTCTTCAACAAGCATGGCCCAAGTAACTTGTGGTATACTGATTACCTCCCTTGGCACTAGTCCCCTCCACGAGGGGTGCTTATCGTAGCAGTTGTCCTAGTGTCTTAAAGCCCCTTACAGTGTCATTCCTGTTTGGGGCTTCTTTTTTAGGTGAGGTGTTACTAGTAACTAGGAGTCTCGTTTAGCTTGAGCATCTCCTAGGATGAAGTAAACATTCTCCAAGACATCTTTTGCAGTGCCTTGGTCATACTTCTTGTGTTGTCGTATAGCGTTGTATGCTTCTCGTATAGCAGTCCAAGCTACATCGGAGTAGTGTGCTGAAGCAAACTCATCCATCTCCTCAGGCATCTTGTACGACACGGTTATGGTGGTCATTTCTTCTCTTCTTTCATAGGACACTTCTCATCGAAATTAGGAGCTTGTTTTGTCTCTCCAGAGACAGGCTTTCCAAATGGATGTTTGAGTTTGCATCCTGCACATTCGGGATGTAGTGTCCATCCAAAAGTGACCGGGGTGTACTTGGGTAAACACGTAGTCATAAAGCCTCCTTGATAGTGGTGATCGCGTTGTTGGTTTCATCATTAGGTCTATGATCTTGCACAGACTTAAGCGCATCCAAAGCCACCCGCAGTGCAGCTTTCTTAGCATCTAGGCTACCCATTAAGGCAGCGTTCACGATGACAAGATTCTTGTTTGTCAGTGTGAGAAGTTCAATATCTGCCAGTGCATTCACCAGCGTCTGGGTGTTGTCGGTGGCGATGGATAAATTTGGTTCGTTGTGAAACTCATGCTGACACTGAACACAACCAAAGCGAGTACGTCTATCATCCTTATCAGTGGCATCACACCACGGACAACTTGTGTACTTGTTCATGTCTTGCTCCTGATGGCAGCTTCAATCTTTCGAGCAAACTCAATCGCATCATGTTCATCAAGATCAGACTCCACCCATATCGCTTCAATTTCCTCATCACTTAGAGGATTAGGCACTGGCGGGTGGGTGAATAATGGAATATCTTCTGGGTTAGGTTCACCATCTTCAGTGCATGATTGATACCACCATAGATTACCTTTACCGCCTTTTGTTATCCAAGCCACAGGCTCCGCACTCGGCTTTGCCAGAGCAGCTTGCAAACTGAATCCACCATTCACCGCTGGATCAGTTGCCACAGCAACGTGCCAATCAATCAGGGTCTTTAACTTCACTTTGGCTGTCTCAAAGCTGTCGCTGAGTTCTGCAACTCCAAGGTGAGCGCAGACAAGTTCTTCATCAGCGGCAATCAGCCAACCATAAGTTGATTGCTTAGGTTCCTTCTCAAGCGCAGCTTGCAATGCGGCGATGATGTCTTCCGTACCTTCCATAGCCGCATCCTCATGGTAGGCAAAGATCAGCGCATCCAGCGCCAGTTTCATCGTTTCGATGTGTGTCATGGTGTCTCCCTATCTGATCTGCGTTTTAACTCATTCACTGCGCCGCGTAGGAACCCCTCTTGTTCATCATCCAATGCGTCTTTGTGAAGCGCTGCTGCTTCTACAACAACATCAATTGGTGTGTCTCTCCATACGAACCAGCGGCCATTCAAGTGTTTCCAGTAGGCTTTGATTACCTCGATGTAAAACTTCATTCTGTTTTCTCCTTGAGCATGGCCTGCATAGCCAGAATTGGAGCATGATTATTCCGATATGCTTCTATACAAGCCTCAACCGTCGCAGCTTGGAAGGCAAGCATCTGAGCTTCGGTGTAGTACCTAATAGGACGCAACTCAGGGAAATCGTTGTTTACGAAGTCTGGTTCAGGCAACTTGGGTAGCGTTGTCATGGGTTCTCCATCATCTTGAGTACTGTTACGCCCAGAGGCAGCTTGACTGACTTCTTGGGCAGGGGTTTACCGGGCTTTGGGCCGGGCTTCTTCTTTACCTTGGGTGTCACCACCTTGGGCTTTTTCTTGGCAACATAAGCCTTATAGCGGCGGTCCCACTCACTCTGAGGCTCAGTGTGGTGGATCATTTGAAGTACCACCAGAGAATGCCGCAGCTAACAAATATCGCAAGCAGCACACCTACCACGACATAGCGGATAAGGTCGGTGTCCTCGATGCGGTAGTCTTCAGCAGGTTTTGGCTTACGTAGTGTTCCTTTGGTTCCGTAGATCATGTTATAACCCTCTTGATTGGATGTGCTTATTTCCATTGTTACGTTGGTACGTGGTAGTGGGTGTGTAGTGCCCAATCATCTTGTTGATCTGTTGTGGCTTAACAATCTCTCCTACCAAGGAACGGTACCTGATGATTCTGCCTGCTAGTGCAGTACCATCTACCAAAAGGTAGTAGCAAAGATAGTTCTTGTTAGGCACTGCCTTGCTCTCCACCAGACCATCTGTAATAAGCTCTTGTATGGCTCTCCTAAACACTCCGGGAGCAATCTGTAGCTTCTCAATGATGGGGAGATAGGGGGACTCTCTTTCGTTAAAGAGGTAAACGAGGATGTCTTGTTCGTAGGTTGTCATTTGATGTGGTCCTTAATGAATTTAGTCCAAGTGTCTACGTCAGAGAAGGTACATACAGGTAATCCCTGCTTAGTTGCCCAATCAATGTAAGTCGTAGAACTCTTCTTAGAGAGCTTCTGGTTCCTATACAAAACGTAGAGGATGGTTATCTCTGGATGTTGTTCCTTGATAAGACATGCCTTCTGTCTGTCTACGGATGTCCATAATCCTTTGGTCTCGATGTAAACGTTATTAGTAACAGTGAAGTCGGGTGTGTACGTGTGTCCCTTGGCAGGAATAACGAACTTTATCCGATCCTGTTCGTAAGGTAGCTTCCAACCTCTTGCTTCACAAGCTAGTTGGAACCTCTGTTCAAGCCCACTTTTGTAAGCTGCTTCTAGGTGTCGTTTAGGCTTCATGCTGTTGTTGTCCCTTCCCCGAACGCTTCCCGTGGGGGAAGGTTCGTGGGTGCTGCTCCCGTGGGGCTGTTGTTGCTGTTCCCCTCTCGGCAACCTTCGGTAGCCTCGCGGGTTGTTGCTTTGTGTTTTACGTAGTATGCTGCTCCCATAGAGCCTAGTTTTAGCTTCATACTAATTCCTTTGTAGGTACTTCCCAGATGTCATTTGGTTTCTGCCAGATCCAAAGCAACTTCAAGTTGAGATGGAATCTCTCGTCATCGTTGTAGATCTCACGACAGGCTTGGTAGTACTCTTCAGGTAGCAATGGATCTAGGATCTTTGCAGCCTTTACTGGGCCAATGCCAGCTATGCCTGTGATGTTGTCACTACGATCTCCAACAAGAGTCTGCATGAACAAGGCTTTGAGACCCTGATCGTATGTGACCTCTTGAAACTCCTTCTTGACGAAGTTGTAATGCTTTCCGGGGATCATCAACAGGTCTTTGTCAATCGAGCAGATGACAGTGGACTTACCACTCTTGTCTTGGTCAATTCCCATTTGATCATCAGCTTCAAAGCCATCACAGATGATTGCCTTGTGCTGTGTTACTAGGAACTCTCGTACTGCTTGCCAATGTGCAGGTCTCTCATCAGGTCTGTTAGCCTTGTAGGTAGGTGTCAACTCTCTACGAAAGTTACCAGAGCCAGTGAGAAAGACCTTGTAGCTGTCTGCATGGGTGTCTTCCAAGATGTCTTGGATTGTCTTATCAGCCCTAGTCAAGGCTACCCATACTTCGTCTTTCTCTGCACTGCAAGCACATCGGTAGTTAACGATGTCTCCGTCAATCAACGCTATCATTCTTCTCTCCTGTTGTTGATCTGCTTCGATCTCTTCCCCATCCGAATCTCAAGATATTCTTGGGTGGGTGTAGCCTAGTGACCCTATCAATATCCATTGCTTGTTTGGCTGTCAATCCTTCCCAGAAGATGTCTTTACCATCCTCAGTAGTGATATAAAACGCCATGTTTCTATCTGCTGGCATATGCACTCTCCTTGTTAAGTGGCAGTCCAATAGGGCCAAGGATTGCTCCTTGACCCTTCTAACAAGTTCTACTGTGTTTTGTGTAGAACTACTTAGAGTAGTACATCTTCAAGAGGTTAGCCAAGCTGACCATCGGAAGCTCTTTCTTCCAGAAGGTCAAGAAAGCACCTAACTTGTCAACATCCGACTCCTTGACTACTACGTTACTAGTAACAACCTTGGGAACCAAGACAACCTTGGGTTTGTTTGGGGTACCCTTTGGGCGACCTATTTTCTTCTTGGGTACGATAGAGACATCCACTGCTGCTAATGGGTTGATTTGTTTAGCTTCCATTTTCATTTTCCTTCGTTGATAAGTTCTGCCATGTGAGCGTCTTGCTCTGCTGTCTCTTCCTTCAAGGCTTCTGCCATGTCCAAGTCCCCTGCTGTATAAGCTTCAAACTTACGAGCAAACGAGATAACAAGATCAAGAGCCATCCCATCCAAGTCAAAGGCTTTGGCTCCTCTAGCAGCAATGAAGAGATCAGTTGCACGAGCTAAAGCGTTCTGACGAACGATAGAACGATCACCATGAAGAGGTGGGATAGGGAACACCTTGGCGTTGTAGCTAGAATAGCTCTTTGCAGGAGCAGCCGCAGGCGTAGGAGTCGATACAACAGTAGTGCTAGGGGGTGGGGTGCGGGAGATGATATTAACGCTCTTAGTCTCCATCCCGTAGGTTGTAGAGGTAGCGTCAAAGTCAACGGTAAAGCCTACGTCAACATTCGGGTTCTTGAAACCAGCTTTGATCCAAGTCCCATTGACCTTGAAGCTGTACGTGGGCTTAACACCAAACTTGGTGGTAACGTCTTTGGTAGATACGGCTTCTACCACTCCATTCATCATTGCCATTATTTAACTTCTTCCATTGAAAACCAATTGATCCCGTAAGAGACACTTGCATTGAGCTTCAGTGCTAACGGGTGCTTGAATGTTTCCTTAAAGTACTTGTCTGTGTCTTGAAATACCTCCTGTACGTCCATAATAAACTCTACTACCGCCTCTTTCGTTACGTCAAACATCACGCTATCGTGAATCGTATTGACCAACAAAATCCCTTCTTTGTTCAAGAACTTCCTGAACAACACACCCAACATCATCGGAACTATGTCCCCTGTGGCTAATGATTGAACTGGGTAGTTCTTTAGCTCTGTTGGTGAGAAGTTGTACATCTTGGGAGACCAAGTACTATCATTAAAATACTCAGTAAATACAAACCTCCGACCAGTCTCAGCAGTATAAACACAAGTTCTAAACTTTTCCAATAATCCTTTACTATCGACAAGGTGTTTTGCATCTTTATCTACTATCGCAGCAAACATCCTATGCCAGTCAGCAACTTGTGGGTAGCGTTTATAGAACACATCCACAAACTTCTTTGCTTCATCAAAGGAACACTTAGCTGATTTGGCTATTGCCTTAGCTCCTGCTCCATAAATCAGTTGAAAGCTTCTAGCCTTGAAAGGCTTACGCTCTTCTTTGGTAGGCATCCTTCCAAACATATCCTTGTAGAGCATACTGTGAATGTCACCACCATTAACGATGTCAGTGATCAGTTGCGTGTCTCTAGTAACATGGGCAAGAGCAACAACCTCTAGCTGTGAGAAGTCAACTTCAACGATGTAGCCACCTTCATACCTTGATGTGAAGATCTGTTTGATTGGGTTGTTGGAGATGTTCTGTAGGTTAGGGGAGGTTGAGCTAAGTCTTCCTGTGACTGTTGCTGTGTGGTTCAACTTACCGTAGATGTGGTCATTCATCACATGCTTGGACAGCCCTTGTACATAGGTTGATAGCTGCTTTGATAGCTCTCTGTACTTCAACAAGTGTTGGATCAGAACCTTGGCCCTAGGATTGAAGATGTGATCCATCATGTCAGTCAAGACATCATCATCAACAGAGATCTGACCAGTCTTGTCACTCACCTTGTCTGGATCAGGTGTGTAGTCAACCATAGGCGAGATCGTAATGATCTCTTCTGTCAACTTGGTCTTGACCTTACCGTTCTTGTACATCCCAACTGGCTTCTTAACCATCGTCTTCTTCTTACCACCAAAGAAGCATTGGGACCACTGCTTAGGGCTGTTGATGTCTTCAACCAAACCTGCTGCATGTTCTTCCAAGTCAAGCTTGACCTTCACATACTCGTTGACCACTTCAACTGTGTAAGAGTCGAGAGCAGCCTTGTCAATGTGAAGACCGTTGTACATCATCTCAGCAGTGGCTTGTAGAGCTTCCATCTGGGATAGGATTAAAGGTAGCTGGTCCTGCTCAACTGCTTTGTTCCATTGCTTGTAGGCTATGGCGTAAGTATTTTCAACATCTTGTTTGAGGTAAGGGACTATTTCATCAAGAGGAATCTTGTCACTGCCAATACCTGCTGTGAAGTAGGTTTTTAGCTTATCGTCTTTGAGTGGTAGTCCGTACTTGATAGACAACTCATCTAAGCTAGAGAACTTGCTACGTTGTCCTGTAAGGATGTACTCTGCTAGTTGGGTATCCCAGATCTTTGAAGCTTGGAGAACATCCTTCATGCTTGGCTTGGTTTTATACAAGTACAACAGATCAAAAGAGAAGTTATGTCCACAGTAGGTTGCATAAGGGGAGTACCCTTTCAAAGCTACTTCAAACATGTCTGGGTCATCACAATAAGCGTGGCCTTTGCCAGTACTGTCTGTAATGCCGAAGTGAACTACCCTGTTATCAGGGTGCATAGGGTGAGCTAATCCAACATCTTCATTGCCATTGAGCGTAGTCTCTACGTCAACAGCTATGAACTGCGGTCTGGTTGTGGAAACAGTCATGGTTTTCTGTTTGCCTTTCTATTGGTTGGTTATTCGTAACGGGCGACAGTAGGAACTATCGTCACCATATATTGTCCGTGTCGTTCTGCTTCTTCTTGCTTTGGACCTCCTCCGGGTAGTTTGTTCTTAGGAACATTGATCGTCCGAATCATCTCTTCTTCGGGACTTTTGGGTTCTTTGTACTTGCCAATGGTTATCACTGCATCTGCTTCACCGGGCTTGTCAGTCTTGGAACCACGTAATGCTTCCATACCAATGAACGGTGGGTCTTTCATCTCCACTGCTGATGCTGAGAGTTGAGAAGCTGCTATCACTGGTCCGTATGTACGAGCAAGCTCTCTAGCCCACTTGTACAACTTACCTAGCATCTGGTCTTCTCTCTCATCACCTCTGAAGCCATCAACCTTATCCAACTGGTCAAAGACAATCATGCCGGGATTAACTTCCTTGAATAGAACCTCCAAGTCACGGATGTTATTAGTATCTTTTGTGACCCTTATCTTGTTCTTGTCTCCACCCATTAGGGCTGTGTATCTAGCCATAGCACTTGGAGTATCAGCAATAATGTCCTTGCTCTGTTCACCAAGAGCAGCTTGGACTATACGGAAGAACACTACAGCAGATTCCTCTTCGTTATTAACCCAAACCACTGGTCTGTTCTTGGGTAACTGCTGGGCTATATAGCTAATCTCACTAGCCAAGAAGGTAGTTTTACCTACCTCTACTCTAGCTGCCACGATAATGAAGTTACTAGTACGTAGAGGGCCAAGGGAACGGTTAAGGACATCCAAGCGCCACTCATACCCCGTGCTAGAAATTCGACTAGCAATCTCAGTGAGATCTGCATTGACAAATAACTCATCTTTTTCAATGTACCTTTCAACATCCTTCAAAGCATTAGTAGCTAGTAAATGAACATCCTCCAAGTCACTGCTACCTTCCTTAACTCTTTCACACTCTTCCATAATCTTAGCTAGATAATCTAACTCAATGAGAGTCTTGATTACCTCTTCATGTGCTAAATGAGGTATAAAGCTTTGAGCTTTGGTAAGAGTAATACGCAGCTTAACCAAAGACTCTTCTGCCAATCTCTTGCTTTGATCAGCAATAAGGTATGCAGAGAATGGTTCCCAATAGAATCCCTTAACACTGGGGAATACCTTGTAGTACTTCTCCATACCATCAAGGATTATCATTGTCTCTTTGGTTACTACATGAGGCTTGATATACCTCTTGTATCTTGTTAGATTCTCTTTGCTTTGACTGCAAAGGTGTAATACTGAATAGTCCATCTGTTACCCTTATATTAGATGTTCTCTTAACTCTTTTGGAGAGCACTGTTTAGGCTCTTTATCTGTAGCGTATATCGCTATCTTGGTGTTACTTAAGAAGTGTGTTAGTTGGTGTTGTGCTTTGATAGCTCCTTTAATACCTGCTTCATCTGGATCTAACCATATAAAGATAACGTCAAACTTCAATTCATGTATCTGTAGTAGTGTTCTATCTGTTATAGATGTTCTTAGTAACGCTACTGAGCTAAAGAGTGTGTCTCTAGCTACCCTATATGCGCTTAGATAATCTTCAGTGATTACCAGCATATTGTTGTTCTTATTAAACCAGCTAGATTCTCCGTGGTTGGTAGTATCTGTGTAGCTGGTTAGATACTTCTGTGGTGCTCCTTTGATTAGGTTTCTTATCTGCCAGCCTATCGGCTGTTGTTGTGCATTATGTAGTTTCAAGGCTACGGAGTCTGGTCTGTGCTCCACTCCTGCGAAGTTCTCGTCAAGATGGTTGCAGTGGTACGTGGTCAACCACATCTTCCCGTGTAGGCTGATAGGAGCCGTTTTTATCGAAAGTGAGGGGTAGGGTACCACCAAGCTCTTTTCGTCGCTCCTAAGCCAATGGCGCAGTCTGGAATTGGCATCATCAGCCACTCCATGCTCTGTACAATGATGACAGTACGCAATGATCCCGGTTGAGGTACGCTTGATGTACAACCTACGCTTGTGGTCCTCTCCCGCAGGACATCCAACATGGTTCACATGGGATTGCTCTCCAATGTTACTAGGAGCATTCTTCAATATCAAACTACGGCTAATCACTTACTCTCTCCTTATTAGAATCTAGATGACAGTACCCCCTTGCGGAGATACTGGGTATCTAGAATCTATTAGACAGTAGTACCGTAGATCTTAGTGAATAACTCGGAAGCTACCTTACGTTGAGTATCATTGAGCTTATTGAGATAAGCCAAGGTATATGCTTGGAGAAGAGTATCTCCATTACCAAGCTTACGACAGATACTAAAGAGGGTACGAGGTGAGAATGTCAGGTTAAACTGACCTGCTTTATAGCCTTGACGAATCAAGTTAGCGAGTTTCACCAATTCCTTAGCAGCTTTGGGAGATACTACGTGTCCCCATTTGCTTTTAATCATCTTTTCCTCCACGGTACTAGGAAGGTAATCAACGTAAACACAAGTGCCAAAACGGTCAAGGGTTGCACTGTTCTGAACGTTGGTACCTGCATGTGCTCCTGTGTCATCTCCTTGCCCTTGAGTGTTGCCGATAGCAACAATCCGAAAGAACTCGTGAGTAGAGATCATCTTGTCCTTGGCAGAACCGGGCATCTCTTTTAAGAAGAGCTTGCCATTGTCCTCCAAAAGCCACTGTAAGCCCATCGAAATTTCAGCAGGAGTCACATCCCACTCATCCCAAGCGAATACAGCACCATGACGAACAGCTTCAGTCACAACACCATCTACCCAATGAGTAGAGCCATCCTTGGCAGTGAGTTGACCAAAGATCATTGATGAGTCCATGTCACCTGTGCAGTTCACACGGATGTAAGGCCGATAGGTGTGAGCACACAGTTGTTCAATCAATGAAGATTTACCAGCACCAGTAGGACCATAGCAAAGCACCTTCTCATCCAGTTCCCAAGCCTTCAAGATGCTAGATGCCAACTGTGGGTCAATGATATATTGCTTGTCAATCTCTGGAACAAACGAAGCAATCGCAAGGTTCCAAGAGTAGTCTTTGAAGCAACTTACAGCAAAGTCTTGGGCAGTTCCACCCTTAACGATGTCCGAAAAGTAGATTTGGTTGTCTGCTTTGGGTATTGGTTTAGAAGGAAGAACAACAGCAGTGGGAACTTCTACGATTGTTGGTTTACCGTCTACCTCTTCAATGGCTAGGGAGTGTTCCATGCCAATGTCAGCACTCTTCTTACGTTTTTCCATAGCTTCTCTCAAAGCAACTTTAACAAGGTCTTCGACCTTAGGGGATTTCAGTTCATCACTCATGTTAGTAACCTCTTTTCTATTAACTCTAACAACTTATTCGGAATTTCTGATGGCTCATTGACTACTGACCGATGCTTGTAGTACGTACTAACTGCAGTACTGCACAAACCTAATCCGTAAATATCAACCAGTTTATCTTTCTCTATCTCTTGGATAACCTGTAATGTGAATCTCTCTACGCCCAGAGTACTGCCAGATGCACAAGGCTCACCATCTGACATAACTATGAACAGTCGCTTCTTCTCCTTTCGTTTGAGTAACCTGTCGTAAGACCAGAGTATGTTCTCACCATCTGGATTACCTGTCATAAAATGGCTAGCCTTACTAAAGTAACTAACCAAATCATCCGTAGTTACTCGTAAGTTCTGGAAGTTCTTGAATATGAACATTTGAGGAACATAATCACCTAATGTTCGGTTAAACTCATCTGAGAACCCAGTAATCTCTAGTGGAATACCCAAGGTTGAGCACACCTCATTGAGTAACACCGTAGCTCCTATTGCGTTATAGACCTTATCACCACCCATAGAGCCTGACATATCTACCAACACAGATACAGCAGCATCAAGAGTCTTGTTTTCTATCTTCCTCTTAAATACCTTCTCATTCAAACCGGGAGCATTGAAGCAGATACGAGACAGCCTAGCTTGGTCAAGCTTTCCTTTACGGACACCGTACTCAGTCTGCACCTTAGCTCTGATTTGAATCAACCGTCTTACCTGTTGAGCAAAGTTCTCTTGGGCTACCATCTTGCTACCAACACGGCTATTGAAGGTAGATAAAAAGCCCGGATTGGAAGCATTAAGATACCTTTCCTCACCAAGATTGTTTGGGTAGTCAACAATGCAGAAGTCTTTGTAGTCAGTTAGCTTCCATCCATCCCTGTGAAGTGCTACAGGCTCATGGTTGATACCTGTGTTAGACATCTTTGTGGGATCTCTAGGCTTAGTGATTGAGTAGCTTTCAAGGTCCTCTTCAGTCAGAACAATAGTGATAATCTCAAACTTGTCAGTCCGACTGTCATCTTCTGAAGGAGCTTTGTCTTCTCCCTCTCCACCTTTGGATGATTTCTTTCTTGCTTCACTGTCAGCACTAGCAGGTTTACCAGTTGGTGATTCTTCATCATTCTCTTCTCCTCTATCAGATTTAACTTTGGTCTTTGTCTTATCCTCTTTCATTGGTACATCTTCAGCAAGCTTCTTGCAAATATCAACTGCTAGTTGGTAGGTAGCAGTACTTCCTATCCTCTTGTCAAGAATGCTTTGGCAATCAAGCAAACGATCAGTAAAGTTACTAAGAACATCCAAGACATCCTTCCTAGCAACAAACTTACTAGCTGCCATTTCAATAAGTGGGAACATAGAAGTATTGATACTAGCTTCCCAACATACTAGGGCAGTAATTAGAGAACCCATGACACTAGTGGTGTCTTTGCTGGTCTTGGTCAGTATCTCAGTAGTGAGATCACTGGTACTAGCGTCCCAGTTCTCTCTAAAGCCACGATACTCTCTAGCTTCAATAGCATTAACTCTGGAGTCTTCTAGGAAGTTCCAGACATACATCAAAGCAGAATCATGAGTAACTGGCTTCTCTTTCAACACCTCAAAGGAGCTAAAGCGATCATGGGCTACTTCGTGGTCAACAGAAGCCATGAACTCAATAAGCTGCTTATCAGTGGTAGAGCGTGTTATCTCTGGCAGATAAATGGTCTTGCCATCATGCCTAGGTTGGTTGATGTGCTCAAAGACTACTGAGAGACCAGCCCTACCTGCGCTAGCTCTACAGTATCTTTGAACCTGAATGCCATTGGTTAGCATTTAAGCAGCCTCTGATTGGAAGAACACAGAGATAGCAGTCCAAACCTTGCTCTTGTGTTCTGAAGGAACACGAGTAAGCCTACCAACAAGATACTTCACCTCTGCTTCTGGATCAAACTCCTTCTCTTCAGTCTTAGCAGCTTTGATACTGTTCTGAAGAGCAGTCTTTCCATAGAAAGATCCATTGGTATCAACTAGCTTGATGTTCATCTTCATTGCTGTCTGGATAACAGACTTACCTGATCTCCAAGGACCGGGCATTGAAGAGATCTCAAACTCCTTCTTGATGATTGCTTCAGTGTCTTTCAACTCATTCTGAAAGGTCTCCAAGGTTGAATGACTATAAGCCACAGCAATCATCTTTTCAAATGTGCTATTGGCTGACGCATCGCTCACCAAACTTTCTGTAGCGGCTGCATAAAGAGCACTACCTACGGCTTTCTCATCTGACATGGTTATCTCCAATAAAGGCAGGATTGCCTCATTAGTCTGCTAAGTTAATAACAGACTAATAAAGTACCCTAATAGGAATCAAACTCAGACATCTCCCCATCATAGAACCAATTCAAGTAGGCATGGATGCCTGATTTGAAATGATTATCAAATTCACACTCTTCTTCTAACCCAGCTTGTTCTAAAGTGACCTTTTCAATTTTATCGCTTTCTTCCCAACTCATCTCATCAACGAGATCAATTGTTTCTAACTCAAGTTTTAAGCTCATAGCTAACTCCTTAATAAGTACTAACTTAACTAACACAAATAGGAAGGGACTGCCTCACGGCCCCCACTCCCAGTGGGCCGGGAGCAGGCCCGACATCTATTACATCTTTCAGCACGCAGCACGAGTGACTGAGCGAAGCGAAGGCACGAGGGATGCCTTGGCTATTGGGGATCATCATGCCTCTCTGTGAAGATGTCATCTTGGCATTGTTGGCAGAGACCAGAGATTTGATATTCTTTGACAGAGAACAGATTTCTAAACCCAATGATCGGTTTAGAACAGAGAGGACATTTACCAGCTTTGACAGCGGCTCTAGTTCCGGGGAACATGTGCTCAAGAGCATCTTTCATCTCTGGGGATTTATTTGACATAGGAGATTTCATACGTAGTCCATTTCTTTGATAAGTTGATTCCATTGATCTTCATTGAGGATTTCAAGATCTTCAATGTCGTACAGATATTCCAACAGCATCAGTTGTGTTTTGAACACATGACGTGTTGAATCATTTGGTGGTGTAAACACACGAGCACCATATTCAAACTCTCTGTCATTAACACCACATGAGTTATCTTGTTTGATAACAGCAGTGTTACTAGGAACATGGATAAGAGCGTGGAACATGGTTAATCCAAGTAGTATGAGAGCAGAGGAGTAATGAAGAAGATAATGAACAACAGTGTGTTGATAATCAAATCTTCAGTTACATGAGAATAGGGCCGTAGGCCCATCTGTGGTTTCATAGCGAGTATGAACATAAGAAAAGGGCCGAAGCCCAATTCTTACTTCGTCCCGTTGTCGATCTCTGCGCTGCCGGACTTGCGTTCCCGTGCTGCTGCGTCTGCTTTGAGATCGTTGCGAAGACCCTTGATCTCCGCAACCACTGCCAAGACCGCATCAACGCGAGGGTTGTCAAAGCGTTGGAAGTTCCATGCTGCGTTACTGAGCAACTGTTGGGCCAAGAAGACCTGCAACCCTGCTGGGATGTGATCTGTCAGATAGTTGAATTCCTTGAAGTCGAAATCGTTCTGCTGTGCCATGATAGGCTCCTTGTTGAGTTATGAGGAGGTACCGCCCCCCTCACAGCGAAGCGGGGGGCGCGTATCGCCGAATCAACAAGGATAGTGGAGTGGCCCCGATAGCAACCGGAACACACTCATCGCTAGGCGAATGACACAGCGAAGCGACAAGCGACGAAGGAGCGACTGGCGTGAGACTAGCGCCACTACAACATAACGACATCAAACACCGCAAGGGCCACGTAACGTAAGCCGTGAATGGGATAGCAGGAATAACGATGAGACCAAGGATTACAACTGACAGTTGAGCATCTAAGGGTGCACAGAGCCTTGGCTTGACAGTGTGAACAGACGCACAAGGAACTAACGATTGATAACACTCCGTTTGTAAAGAAGGTAGGCAGGGTGAAGGAGACAAGGGTTGGAGCTACCTCAAGAAGACACACAACGGAGCAAGTGCTGTAAGCGTAGGATCGACGAACGAGGAGTGGGTAAGGGGTAGGTACTGTGGTGGTGAAATAATCGCTCGTATGTGAGTTTAGTGGGCAGTGGTAAGTTGTTGATTAGTAACGCTGTGCAATGAGCACTACATTTCAATAATAATTGAAGTGTTGTAGTGTT